GTGGGTACGTTCCCTCTGCCGGCGGGGTCCGGGGATATTGAGGTCATTGGCCCGAATGGTAGAGCTACTAAAACTTACCTCCCGGGACAGACTTACACAGTAGAAACCGTCTTGAGCCGAGGGCCCAGTGATTCCGCGGAGACTACTGCGGTTGTCTCTATACCGGATGCTCTAGCTGACCAAATACAAGATTACGGGGGGCATGTCCTGCTAAAGACTTTTAGCATTACTACGCTATCGAGCTTCGCCTCGGGTGATAGCCAGCCTACATTCACAGCTACAGCGAGACTGGATCTCTCCGGATTTACTACCACATCTCAGGTATTAGCATCCTCGGTCCACATGCCCTCCGCCTCTAATTACTTAGAGACGGGGATCAATGTTTTAGCTGATGCGACAGCCTCCCCGCTATTCGGCTCCCCCTATGCTTACGAGCCTTCAGTATCCGTGGCAGTTTCTGCTTTGCAACCGGATAGCGATGCTAAAGCCCTACTCAGGCTTAGCTTTAGCTACGTACCAGCTTAAGGTAGCCCCAGAGCTGAGAACACAGTATTGTGTTTAGCTCTTACGTCCCTAATGACCTCTAGGGACGCCCTAGACTTGGACATAGAGCCTTCTAGGCCTAGGCAAAGGTCCCTAGCTAGAAGGCCCATAATCCAGCTATCGCAGCAGTCTTCCTGAGCCACGGGGCAACCTAGCTCCTGGGCTCGAGAGATCATCTGCTCTTTACTGGCCCTGCCCTTACCGCAGCCGTACTTCTTAACCTGAGTGGGGGGCACGTTTATGGTAGGGATGTTAGCTTGTATCAGGGTTAGCTTAATCACCCCGAGCACTTCCCCTAAGATAAACTCTTTGTGGGTTGACTTGAAAGAGGGCGCCTCAACGCAGGCGAGATAGACAATATTGTCCCCTATAATTTTCTTGAAGCGCTCGTGTATGTACTGTAGTCTCTCAGACTCTCGTAACTTACCGGGCCTTATGCGTGTAGTATAACCAGAGTTTTTCCCTATTAGGGATATGCCGGTGCTTGTAGCGCTGGGATCGACACCAAGAAAGTAAGGCTCAACAATGTCGGTATCCATAACCTATACCTCTTCTTTAGTAGCCCCCGCAGAGGAGAGTGACGAGTACACCCTTACTTACACGATTCAACGGGAACCTCGGGATGGCGGTATACCATTCTACCTGTTCGTGAACAAGGTTGACGTTCGGGGGCCGGAGCACGATACCTACTCTAGGGTTGCTTCTATACGGGACTTATCTGAGCTAAGAGGTACCCGAGTAGGGGATGCTTTGCACTACCGGACTAACGTGGCGGTTATAAAGGATAACCTACTCAATGTAGAAGCGGCTATGGCCAAGATTCCTATCTTACTGCAGACGTTGGTCGATGAGTACAAGACTCACAAGGACACCATTGATCGTTTGGTAGCTGATGCCGAGCAGACGGTAACCGTAACCTCCACCACCTAGGACATACAATGTCTGATATTAAGTACAAGCTGTATTTCGACCAGTCAGTACCCTCTTGGAAGCTGGAGGTTGAAATTCCAGAAGGCGTGGACGCGCCTCAGTATCCCTTTGTCTACTTTGGATTTTACTATCCACAGGACTCCGGCCTCAGCTCTTCAGAGACTCCCACAGCAGAAGAGAAGCTAGCGGCTGTAGATGTGTCCGTAAGCAACCAGGGTTATCTCAGGGTTGCAGCTGATGATGAGTTCAACACTGTGGTTACAGAGGACCAGCTGGGCTCAGACATCCTCACAGACTACAGGCTGCGAGTAGGCTTATTTCTGGGTATTTCTGTACCCGAGGGCGCTGCTCTGAATGATCAGTTTGATCTCGATCCCCCCAATCCTAATACGTGGGATGACGTGCCAGCAATATCCGTGGATACCCCGGAGCAGTACACTAAAGTGGGCTTAGCTTTGCCTGGGTACATAAAGTTCCGCAAGGCAACTTTGTCTTCTAATTATCCCACCTACAATCTAGCCCGAAAGGCCTTAGACTCCGTTAAATCCAGGCTAGCTAGCCTTATGGGTAAGTACTCAAGCACCCAAGCACCCCTAAGCCTTTCTATCCGAAGGATCTCAGAGCTACGTGGAGATAGCACCACGACGTGCTATCCGGGGGACTCGCTACGAGTAGAGATTTCTGGGGGCGTTGCTGGATATGCGATTGCCACGTCAGAATCTGATTATACTATTACCGATCAGAACAATATTAGGATCGTCAAGAATGAAGCGGGCGATGTAACCCTATCTGTTCAAGATGCCTCGGGGGCGACTAAGTCCTTAACCCTAACCGTAATACTCCCAGAGGACTATACCCCAGAATTTGTTGGAGACAGCTTATGAGCACTACACAGCCACTTAAGCTAGAGCAGAGCCGATACGGGTCAGTAAGCTCATCAGGGGAGCCCCGCTATGGCGTGGAGACTATCGTAACGAGCAGCCCTGAGTACGTTGGGCAAGAACGGTTAAAAGACCCTAATGTGTTTGTTTACTCCCTAGCAAACGGCACTGTAGACAGCTCTGTTAGTCCTAGGTTTGCCACTCTGGCAGATATGGATTTGCTACACTCGAGTATAGACAGGGCTGTCAGTGCAGGGCACACCGAGTACCGCAGCAACACTCTGACTATCTTATACTCCGATCTTGATACTGCGGTGGCCGGGGCCCAAGAGATCCGCGATGCTATTAGTAATCTAACTCAGGTTAGAGTTAGCCTGCTTAGTGACTTCATCGGCTCTACCTCTGAGACTCTACCCTATCTAGTTACTGGCTCTACCAAGAGGGATACCACTATACAAGCCTATGCTTCAGCCAAGGCGGCTAGGATTGCAGCTGAAGCAGAGTTAGCCACCGTTAACTCGGATTACTCAGCTTCACAGCTAAAAAAAGACTACCTAACGCAGCTGCAGACTTTGTCTAAGGAAGCAAGCGGGAGGCTTCAGGCTATAAGCGATGCAGTAACTAAGATGTATAGAGACCTTTATAGGTTCGATGGCGTTACCGCACCTGCTGACCTACTAGTAAGTGATGCTGACAATAACAGCATGTACCTTGCCTCTTATGTCCAGCAGACCTACATAGAGCTCAGGCAGAAGTTCTCTCTGTATGACCAACTAGTAAACAACTCCACAGCCACTCTAGACTCTTACCTCTCGGGGCTAAAAAACAGCCAAGCCTCCGTAGACGATGCCACGGAGGCGGAGGCCGCAGCGCTATCGGATCTTAGGACTTACTGCCCAGATATCGATCCAAGTACTCTATAAGAGTATTAGCGTAGGTAGCTTCCTCTACTAGTGCTGGCTCCAGCATGCGGTAGTTAGCGCTCAGGCGTAGATTGCGGAGCACTACCGCGTACTCCCTGAATGCCTTAGCGTAGTCCACTCCCATATCTTGATCCACTAGTACCCAGCTAGCCACTGATAGGAGGCCCGCAAACGGTAGGTCTAGCTCCCTATCTCCCTTCTTAGTTCCGCAGAAGAACAGTAGTCTAAGGCTGGAGTGCCCGTTGTCCTGACTGACTCCTACAGAAGGATTACCACTATTCTTGATGTAGTGCCTGTATACACTATTAGGGAACGCCCGTATGCTCATCCTGGAGGCTCCCAGGATGTCGCACTCTACCTCTTCTGGCTTTCTGCCGTTTTCATCTTCCAGCCAGGAGTGATAGTTTTCGGACGCTGTCGACAGGTAGAGCTCTAGACCCTTAAGCAGGGTCAGGCTCTCCCTTATATGCCCTGCAGGCCTAGACGGCATAAGCTCTGTAACGCAAGCTGCTAGGGCCCTAACTCCTTGGCGGCTGACCCTACACCCTGCTTTTACTCCAAACACCTCCCCTAGGGCGGTGACCTGCTCTGTTAAGGGCTCACTCTCCGGGATTAGCTTGATATTATTCCTGGACAGGACAGCGCCGGAGCTAGCGGCTCTGACTTTAACAGTCTTATTCAGGGCCAGGAACACATCTTTGTAGCCAGCTACGGGATACTTCCTATACCACTTCAGCTTAGAGGCTGAGATACACTCTAGAGTATCCCTAAGTAATCGTCCCTCCTCTGTCCTAGCGTTGATAGTGCTCTTGTGAAGCTCTACGTCTTTTTTAGCCTCCGAAAGAGCCGCCAGGAACATAGAGTTCATCCTGTTTATTGCGGCTTTCAGCTCTGCCTTGGGTAGCAGACTCAGGGCAGCCACTCTCAGAGCAGCGGGTTCGTTAGGGAGCACTACTAGCTCATCATGCGCACCTACCAACGCCCCTTCTGGTGGCTCCAGCTGAATCGGACTACCAGTTTTATAGTGGTTATGGGAATACCAGTGGGCGGGCTTAGGCAAGCTTTCCACGTGGGCAGAAAACTTCTTATCTTCCATGCCCAGCGACTTAAGGTACAAGCTGGAGTGTCTAGCCAGCATGTCTACAGAGTCTGTCAGATCTACTAGTTTGGACTCGAACATGCATACGGATTCGGATAGTGCGTACCGAACGCTAGACAGTAGGTCGGTTTCCCCCTCGTTAGATTTAGATATATGAAGGTAGCTTTCCTCCCCCAATAACTCTTCTAAGCCCGGGTACACCAAGGAAGCTACTGCAGCCCGCCATTTTTTCCCGCACTTACCGAGAAGCATAGTAACCTGCTCCTCGTCTCCCTTGTATACCGCAGCAACACCCTTGTATGCGTGAGCGGGTTCTAGCCTCGGCCTCCTTCCTCCACGGGAACCAGGCAGTAGGCATGGCGGGCCCAGGACAAGCGCCGCTGCTATACTGCTCTCCTCGATACTTTCCCCCTTTTTAGCCAGATCCAGAATCTTAGAGAACATATCTTTCTGCCGGCTAGATTGCCTGCTGTTCTCTAGCCGCCTATGTAGGTGTTCCCCCTCGAAGTTCTCGGCCTCGGATACAAGGCTTTCCAGATTACTCACACCCCGCTCACCGATAATCGGAAGGTTATTCCCGTTTCGAGTACCCACGGTAAACGCACTACCAGATAGTTTTGACACGAGCATTCCGTGGTCTGTCAGCACGGTACCCCTAGCCCAAGTAGGCTGACTAGAGCTAAGGGTGTTATCCGCCGTCACTGGGTAGTACAGAAACTTAGTGGAGTTAGAGCTGTGTATGCTAGAGTCGGAAGCTAGGTCACTAACCAGCTTGCCCCCCCGGTAGATAGTGCTCTTAGCATACCCCGGAGGGTGGGCGGTTGCATACACGCTAAGTAGGGGGGAGATCTCCCCTTCGGTGGCGCCACTAGCAAACCGGAGCATGGCGTGGATCATGCTGTGATGGTAAGAGCTCGGCTCAAAACCCACCTGAGAGATGTCCACCACAGTTCCAGGGCAGTCGTCAATAGGATCTAGAGGTAGATACTCCGGCCTCATCTCCCCGGCCTCACTTATGTGAAACCGGAGCAAAGGGATTCTAGTGCTCACTTAGCCCTAAGCTTACGTAGGTTACGAGTAGGGCCGCCCTTAGCGGGAGCCGCGGTGCCTGCCATCTCAGAGCAGAGCTCAGCGTAGCTCTTCATAGATACGGGAACGTGGATCACGCTAAGAGTATCTCCGTCACCGTCTAGTATACTCGCCTCGACAATAACTAGGCCAGAAGCCCCAGTGATGCCGAAGTCTGCGCTAATTAGCTCAATCTCACCTTTTGGTATGTGGCAGAATAGTTGAGCTAGCGTAATTCTTTTTGTCGCCATGTTTACTTCCTGTCTATTATGAGTTGTCTTAGCAGATACTGAGAGTGCCTAGCTGCCTCAGAGACGGTACCAACCACCTTGTAGCCCCAGCCTCGTAGGTCCCGGTCTTTCTCGTTAGAGTAAGTAAGCACCCCGGAGCTCGACCTCTTAAGGAACCCAGGCTGGGTTCCATCCCCGCCCGTACCCATAAGTATCTTCCAGTCTTTTCCGTCTAGGAAGGGGGTAAGCGAGTAGGCACGGGTTACAGTGGATCTGTTGTAGCCCCACCCTCCGCCAGAGGTATACTGATTCATTAGAGGTAGGCTGGAAATCTCCAGGTACAGCCTGAAGAAGTCGTCGTCAGGCATGGGCATCCGAGCTTTGCCGGGCATGGGCCCCGTAATCAAACGGCAAAGGGGCACTGATGAGCAGCCGTAGAATACTGCTTTCCACCCTGAGAGTTCTTCTCCCAGTAATCCCCCTCCGTAATTATCCCCATACAGAGGTTTAGTCAGTGCTAGATACTCTGCTAGCCTCCGGTCTTCTGGGTCTACTATTTGGCCCCGGATACGGGAGTCTATGGAGTAGCTTATAGAAGCGTATCCCTGGCAGTAATCCTTAGCTGTGGATAGGGGCACCCTAGAAGACCTCAGTATTGCTAGCTTCGCTGCTAGAGGTATAGTCTCTGGAAGCGTTCCTACGTAGGTTTCTACCTTACTCAGGAACTCTGAGTGAGAGAACGGTCTCTGTATAGGTTTGCAGTATTCATCACGTAACTGCTTGTGTCCTTCCAGACCCATGCACTCGTGGCTCTGGGGGCACTGTGTACGGCAGATCTTAGACTGCCTCCTAGAGGCTACGCTGCTCTCAACTCTTTCCCTGATAGTTTTGGCTATCCTGATCACCGATTTGGTTGCCATGTCTACGTAGCCGTCTTTAATCAGCGCCGCGCTAAACTCCTTTATGGAGTCAGGCAGCAAGTAGGTAGCGGGCACCCTCGCCCAGCCAGGCAAGGCCTCTTCTAGCATTTCAGAGATGTCCATCTCAGCTAGTCCAGTGTAGGCCATAGATCCGACCATGCCCGGTATGAGAGTAGTGAGGCAGGGTTCAGAGTTACCTTTAGACTCGCCTATGGAGTGGGGGCAAGTGAAGCAGTTTGCCGGCTTATCCCCTGCGACATCCAGCTTCTCTGTCCGGTAGCACAAGTCCGGGAGAATAGAGGCATCTTCTAGGGTATCGCCTTCTGGCCCGTATATGGCCCTCACCGGTGTGATAGTCGCGGGTATACCCAGAACGCCCCTAGCCAGAATTAGAACGGATACGTCTCCTGCCTTAGAAGACTGCCTGGCTAAATTTCTTATGAGGTATGTACACTCTACTTGCCTATTTCGCATTCCGTATACGTTCCCCGAGGTTCCGGCGTATAGCTTACTAGCTTTGCTTAGCGAGTCTGGGCACACTATGGCGATGTACTCTCCAGTTCTACGGGCAAGGCAAGACGCTACTTCTGCTTCATTATCTTTAGTACAGACTATTGCGACGTCTTCCGACAGGGGCAACCTGTTGTATACACGATGACCGTAACCCCTGTCGTCCGGGTTTAGTAGGTTTACTATGCCGTAGCTTTTGTCTGGTCGGTATTCACCAGACTCCACCAGCTTTAGGAAACTCACTCTTGACGACCCATATTGATCCGATTTAGGTAAGCGCACCGATTTCCCAGAGGGACGCAGTGATTAGGGTTCTGCGCCCTCTGTAGGCCTGCAGTGCACCTAGCGCACATGTCCTCGATCATCCATACCTCCGACTTTCTGTCGTTTATAATCAGCCCTACAACGCCTTCTCTAAGGTCCCCCATAGGGCCGCTCAGGGTGGTTATATCCCGCATAGACTGTGTAGCTGCACCCCTCTCAGACACCGCGTATGTGGCGGCTATATTGACGAGTTCGCCATCAGCTGAACGGTGCTCCATAGGTACTGCTAAGGTAAGCTGGTCTAGGGCTAGGACTCCTGCTTCCAGCAGGCACCTTGCAGAGATCATCCCGTACTGCAGCTCTTTCCTGCCTAGTCCTAGTACCTCTAGCAGCCTCTCGTCTAGCCTCTCGAGGGAGCTAGAAAGCGCTGCCTCCGCCAAGGAGGGCACTTCTGTAACCGCAACTGCCGCAGTAACCGCCGATCGATCTACCACGTACTGCAGCCCTTCTTCGTCTACTAGGTGCACCGGGATTCCGATCATCCCGTCTTTAGGCTTAGATTGAAGCATTAGATACTCCTTCCATCAAGCTGTTGAGCTTTTGCAGCTTCCCAGCCTCTAGATACTGAGCGTAATAAGTCAGCATCCCAGAAACCGAAGCTATGTACTCCTCAGGGGCCAGGCCCCTCCCATCCTTAGTAGCCTCTAGCGCCACTGCGCTCCTTCCTGCCCTAGCTGCCCTCTCTAGGTTGTACAGCCTGGCCTCTAGTTTACGCCTAGCAGGCCGGGACATACGGGGCGTATCTCCATTCACTATTAGTCCTAGAACTCTCTGCTGCTCCATTCTCCCCGCAATCGAGAACTTGTGCAGCTGGAACCCTTGAGAGACTAATGGCTGCCCCTCTAAGAACTCTAGAAAAGCCTTACCTGACCTATAGCTCTTAAACTTGAAGTACAAGTTATCCGAATACCTGAAATAGTCTATAAAGCCGTATTGTTGCCTCCATTCCTCTACCCTAGGATCTATGAGCTTAGCCCCCACCCTATTAGAGATCATCGGAGATCTGGGCCCGCCCTGTACCAGCCTCCCTCCCCGCAGCATCATACCTACGACCTTAGTTATCTGATTCTCGGATAACAGATCTTCTCCCGCTAGCGGATTGTAGCTGCCACCTCCAGGCGTATCGTGCTCTCCGTTGTAGTACTCCCGGACAAGACTCGTTAGGTGGCTACCCGTAATACTCCCGTAGAAGTTGACTATGTCAGCATGGACCAGGCAGGCTGAATTGCACATGCGAGCAGCCGCTTTACATATGTTTGTGCCGGGTTCGTATGCTGCGCTCCTGCCCGCAGGCATCGGCTGGTATACTAGGTCGCCTAGTAGCCTCTGCATCTTCTTGAGTATTGGGGAGACAGAATACACCACTCTACCACTTTTGATGGTCACCGCTTTGTACCCCATGTACTCACTGCTGTCTCCGCCCTGCCTCTTTAGGAGAGACCACGCCAGCCCGAAAGCTCTATGGGATACACCCAGAGCCAACGGGATGGCGGAGGATCTACTATCGATAAATGGTGACACTAGTCATCCATCTTTAGGAATCTACCATAGCCCGTATCCCCGCGGGATTCGGTAGCAGGCGCACCCCACCGGTGCCCCAGAGAAGGGACACTACCCCTGGAAGTGATGAGCCATAGTACCTTATTAGCCGGGTAGGCATTCCGTAGCTCTTCATTAGGCATCGGGGCTTCACCGTCAGTAGCGTAGACCAGGAGATCCGGCTTCCTATCGATAGACCAGTCCCCAACCTTCTGCTTAATAGCCAGCTCGAATGGCGGGTCGAAATAGGTACCCCCACGCCCTTTAACACTGAGGTCCCTCTTATCGTCCAGGTCATATAGGTCGCATATAGAGGTGTCACACTCACATACCGTTACCGCTACATCCCCCATCTTCTTTAGAGCCATTAGCTCTGCAAAGATCTCTAGAATCTCCCCGCGACTAACGCTGCCAGAGGTATCAATAGCCAGTAAGATATTCTTCTTACGAAGCTTCTTCTTACCTCTCCGTAGGGATCTACCGAAGGTGGGCTTTCTAGAAGGTCTAGCGAAAGTAGCAACTTTCTCCGCCTTGCTTGACCCAGCGAACCTACGCAGCTCTGTTCGCCAGTTAATAGTTGGCTCTCTCAGGGACGCCTCGATCATCTCTTGGAGGGAGCCGGGGATGATCCCCCTGCCCTTAGACGCCTGCTGAGCCACGGACATAACCTTCTTGAACTCTCTACGGAGTGAGTTAACCTCCTCAAGAGCGTCAGAGGGGTCCTTACCCGCCAGATCAATTAGCTTTTTCTCCAGAGGAGTCAGGCCTCCCCTACCTGGACCAGGGCCATCTCCATCTTCAATATCCGGCATGGAGTCCACCACCTTCCTTAGGCTGCCGGGCTCCCCGCTGGAAGTACTAGAACTTCCCTCCCCTGCACTCACCTCAGAGCCTTCACCCTCAGAGCCTTCACCCTCGGAGCCTTCACCCTCGGAGCTAGATTCACCCTCAGAGCCTTCACCCTCAGAGCCTTCACCCTCGGAGCTAGATTCACCCGACTCATCGCTGGAGTCGGAGTCACCCTGCCCGGCACCACCTTCTAGGTACTGCTTTACAAACTCTTCTCCGTCATTATCCACCGACTCACAGATGAGCCTCACGTAGGTTTCTAGGCTTTGCAGGACGGGTAAGTCTCTGTCTGTGGGGTGGATCCCCCTATAGCTACCGTATGGCCGATTGTATTCTGGCGAGATGTGCTCCGTAGGGGAGCCAATATCGCAGTGCAAGAACTCTAGAGAGAAGGTCTTCATGTCGTCAATCAGCCAGGAGTTCAGGGCGTAGTCCGCACCATAGTGAATGACTTTCATAGCCTTAGCCCGGTCCTTACCCTCAAACTCCATTAGGATCATAGCCATGCGGGGGAGGTGATCTAGTAGCAGGTGACCCATCTCGTGCCATAGCACCGCAGACGTAGCTTCAAGTGTCAGCTCGTTGACCATGTTATCGTTGTACAAAAGTACAAAACGCCCATCCGAGATGGTCACGGCCATAGTAGGCACCTCTTCTGATTGCTTAATCAGCAGCGAAGACGCTATGGTAGAGCAAATTCCTCCCGCGCTTTTGCTCCCCGCTAGTATGGCTAGCCTACTATGTAGGCTATCCTTTAGAGTGGGCTTTTGGGCTGCCTTAAGCCTATTTAGATTCAAACTTCTTCTCATTTTAACTCCTAGGAATGTCTCATGGATATAAACACTGATGTGACTCAGCATTTACTTAGGGAGGTACTACAGGAGTACCCCGAGCTTGCGAAGCATGCTCAAGTAGTTAGTAGCGGGCCGGGGGTCAGGGATAGTCTTCCCCTGTCTTCCTTTGCCGACCCGCATAATAGGTACTATCCAGTACACACGCCGGAGCATGCGATACTGTCTAAGGCTTATACCACAAAAGTCGCGAATGTTGCGCCTCACGTAGTGGCCCGGATTGATGACGCATTAGACCTGTTCGGGTTAGAGCTGCCTGAGTCTGATGTGGTCAAAGAGGCCTCAACTGCAGAGGTTGAGTTTCTCCTACCTTCTCAGAGAAAGATACCAATAAGGGATGCTTCGGATATTCCTTATGCGGAAGCAGCTCTCTTGAGGAATAGGTCTAAACTTCAGGTAAAGACCGCAGCATCTGCGGCTATTAAACTAGTAAAGTACGCAGCCGATGCGGGGCTTGATGTTTCCCCGACCGTACTATCTATGGCGGGCATAGCCCAGTGCGATACCAGTAAAGCAGCTATGTGGATAGAAGCTAGAGCTGATGCCGTTAAAGAAGCTTCGCACTCTGAAGCCTACATGCAGGTCTCAAGCTTCGTTAGGGGCTTAAGTGATGGGGCTACACGGGCCGACTTGACCAAGCTGGCTTCCGCAGTAGAGGAGCTGGACGTCCTATCCGGGCTAACTCAACATTATGGGAGAAAACTTCCTGACCCCATGGCTACAGTCTTCAACACCAAAGTAGCCATGCAGCCTTCCATGGATCTAGGAGGCTCTATGGTACCAGTCTCTAAGCTAGTAGCTATGGGGCCTGAGATTATTGGCGATATCTTAGGCGATGACATCGTACCGGAGATTAGCTCTGATGGAGAGGTTGATCCGCAGAAGCTCATGGAGATTCTCGAGACTCTCCCTAAAGACATGAAGGAGCTACTCGCTTCTAAGGTAGGGATGTAGTATGCGGCTGGCCGGAGACAGGTATTCAAACACGGAATACGCAAGAAAGATTCTGTGCAGGTCCGACCGGACTCCGGCCACGCCCATAGTAGTGGCTGCGGATATTATAACCGGCGGCAAGGTTTTCTTGTGGGAATATGAGACTACCTTTGACTACTTAGACGATAACAATTGCTTGCCTAGTGCTATGTTACGGGATCAGTTGCTAGCGGGGATAGCTGCAGTGCATAGTAGCAGCTTTCTGTGGGATGATAGGGCTTTCAGCGCTATAGCAGAGTCTTTTAACTCAGAGCTGGCTATACCGGAGATAGTTGACCCTCTTCGCCCCGCTCAGATATGTTATGCGCTAGATGAGTTAAACCGTTTGTACTCTATATACGAGAATGCTACAGATCTCACCCCACTGTACGGGGAATCAGTTAAGGTGTTTGTAGCTGGGTGTGCGGCAGTGCACGGTTTTCCTAAGCCACCAGCCAACCTCTCCTTCGTTAGTGACGTCTACCACAGGTTCTTTGATAAGCCCGAGGACTTAGCGGACACTGCTACGAACACGGTGTTAAAACGTAAAGAAGAGGAGATAGCAGCTTACTGCTCTGCTATGAATAAGCTAAGTAGGGACATGCTCTCTCAGCTAAAAGAGAGCGGCAGCTAGTAGTGCTACAGCCCTCAAGCTACTAGAAGTTACGACCAGCTTTCTTGATCTGCTCGATCGTAGAGTACAGCTCCCGCCACTCCTTGGGGTGGTGGGTATTGATAGCAGTAGCCAGCTCATCGTGCCGCTGACGCTGACCACTGGTATTGTCCGTGGTCATAGAGATCAGGTGCTTAACCAGGAGATGCTTGGTCTCCTCGGTTAGCATACCCGCTAGCTTAATAAACCCAGTAGCGAACTTGTCCGGCTGCCAGTCATCAGTAGCTGAGAGGTATTGCCCCACAGAGTTGACTGTCCGGGTGATAACATCACTACGGCTGTCCTTCTTCATCTTCTCGATGATAGGCTTAACCTTAGCAAAGTTAGTCAGTACGTCCTTCGGGTGTACTGAGTACTCCTTGTTTCGAGACCAGTCACAGAACGCAGCTGCGTGCTCGGAGCCAATTAGGGACGCGAGGGCCGGCTCTACCATCCCAGCAGTTTCGCCAGCCACCTTCAGTAGGTTACTCACCTTATGCCAGCTCGCGGGGGTCGGATAGAGCTTCTTAGCTGCGCGAGCCTTCTCGTCCAGTAGAGCCTCTGGGTTAATCTCAATGAAGGAGATCACCTCCTCAGACATCCCTACCTTCTTAGCATAGCGTAGCCACCCACCTAGGGTGTGCTCTACCCAGTAGTGGCTACCACGTCGGCGCCACGCAGGGTCACTAAGCATATCGATAGTCTCGTAGTTCCCGTCATCTGGGTTGCACGCGCACATAACGTAGAGGTTATCTGGGAGCTTCTCTCCGTTAAGGGTGCGGTCACCAATCAGAGACCAAGCTACAGCTAGTGTAGCCTTGTCTGCACGGTTGATCTCGTCCAGGAACAGAATAACTGGTTTACCTGCCTTAGCCTCTTCAATAGCTGCGTGGAGCTTCTTGGGGGGAAGCACATCGAAGTAGCCAGCCCCCTCCTCCGGCCTCTGGGGGATCCCGAAGCTAGTCTCGTCCAGCTGAGCCATGTTATAGTCGTAAACTGAACCCCCGATACTTACCCCCGCTTGATGTGCCATTGCAGTCTTACCGATGCCAGCGACACCCCAGAGTACGACTACGTTGTGGGATAGCATAGTATGTATTAGGCTCTTAGACGGGCCCACTGCTACTGTAGGCATACCGTGTAGTGTCCCGAAGGACTTCTCAGAACTATCTAGGTTATTCATGTCTATTTCCCTTTCTAGGAAAGCTCTAGCTGAATCCATTCTTCAGCTCGATGGTGATGACTTCTCTCTAGGGGACTATCCCTTCTACGATGCCCTGTACACTGGGGAATACTCTAGAAGCATCCTCATGTGCGGTAGGCAGGTAGGGAAGTCCGTGTCTGCTGCTGCGTTCACAGTGTGCGAAGCTGTTGCGGTGCCTCACTTTAAGACACTGTATATCTCACCCACTCAGAAGCAGACTTCTACCTTTAGTAACACCCGGATTAGTAAGCTGATTCAACACTCCCCGGACTTGAGATCCATGATGGGGCGGGTTCTCAGCGATAACGTATTCCTTAAGGTACTGGGTAACGGGTCGGAGCTCATCTTTAACTATGCTTCAGATGATGCTGATCGAGTCCGAGGTATCTCTGCCGACCGCGTTATCTACGACGAGGTGCAGGATATCGACTATCAGTCAGTAGTACCCGTTATCAACGAATGCCTTGCTAACTCCAGGTTTGGGTATGTCTCCTACATGGGTACTCCCAAGACCATGGAGAACACCATTCAGTTTATCTGGGAACAGTCTACCCAGTCTGAATGGTGTATTAGATGCAGCTCTTGCGGCAAACGCTCTTTCTACCGTAGCTCTCGCGGTATAACCGACAAGGGCCTCGCATGTTTGTCATGCGGAGCTCTCGTCGATGTTCGCGACGGTACTTGGGTAGATATGGCCCCAAAAGCTAAGACTCAAGGGTTTCACATCCCCCAGGTTATCCTGCCCCAAAACCAGGCCCCTCACCGCTGGGAACGAATTACCCATAAACTTGAGACTTACCCGGAGAGTAAGTTCAACAATGAGGTTATGGGAGTCTCCGACTCCGTGGGTTCTAGGCTCATCGGCGTCGATGATCTAGCCGCTTGCTGTTCCGACTCCCCCTTACCCGCTGCTGGATTTACCTGCGGAGGGGTAGACTGGTCGGGCGGTGGCACCTCTGGTGTGTCCCGCACCGTAGCCTGGGTTTTCTCTAATTCCCCTGGTGGAACATTTAACACCGTGGATTACAAGGTATTTCCTAACCAGAACCCCGTCTCCACCGTAGATGAACTCGCCACCTTCTTTTCTAGGTATCGTGTCAATCTAGTAATAGGCGATGCCGGAGAGGGGGCACTAGCTAACTCGCTCTTACTCAGCAAGCTGCAGTGTCCCCTCTACCAGCTTCAGTACGGAAGCCAGACCAAGCCCCTCAAATGGAATGGTATCGACCGCTACACTGCGGACCGGACCACTCTCATTGACTGCTTCTTTTACGACATCAAGAAAAAGCGTATAGCCTTTCTGGGCGAACCACGGATGTCCGAAGCCTTTGAGGATTTCCTGGCTTTGTACGAGGAGGTCACTCCTGCCGGGAAGAAAGTCTGGAGACATTCTCCTAGCAAGCCAGACGACTGTTTACACGCTGCCGTCTTTTCATGGGTAGCTTGTAAAGTTCTTACCCACGATATGACCTTTTACTAGCTTAGAGCCAGTATTAGCACGCACCCCTTCAAGGTGCCTTAGAGGCAGAGAGTTCTCGAGCCGGTTGAGGCTCGAGAATACACAACTCTCCCGCACTAGCCGCCAGCATAGTACCGGCATAAACACGCAGGTGTGCCATAGCGCATCCTGCCTTAGATGGAAGATACCGACGGGTATCTGGGGGATACCCGTCGGGATATTACTCCCTGCACTAGCCACCGGCATAATGCCGGCATGAACACGCACCCGCTAGGGTGCCTTTGCGTTGAGATGTCCGGAAAGATCGTCTTCCCGATCGTCCGGACATCCAACCCTGTACTAGTCACCAGCATACTACTGGCAGTAACACGCAGCCCCTTTAAGGCCTGCCTTACGTGGAAGAGCTCCCCGGTGGAGGGTATCCGACACCGGGGAGCTATGACTCCCTCCACTAGCCGCCAGCATACTGCTGGCATAAACACGCAGGGCCAGCGTGGGCCCTGCCCTAAGAGAAAGAGCACGCCGGGTATCAGCCTGATCCCCGGCTTGCTAAGGCTCACCTGCACTAGTCGTCCCACTCTGCATGCGCAATAGTAGAACGTAAGCTTATACCATTATAGTGCGCATTTTTGCGCGGCTAGCTAACCTCGCCGTATGAGGGGCCTATCTCTACGTCGTAAGGCATAGACACCGGCACCTCCGGGAACTCTGCTTCTATAAACCGCGCCACCTTCTCTTCTAGGAACTCTTTTAGCTTCGGTACTTCTGACTTAGGCATTTCCCATACCATTGAGTCATGCACGGTAAGCATCATTCTACCTTTAATCTCGTGCAGGTTCTTCCAGAGGTTGATCATAGTACGGATGACAATCTCACCACAGAAGCCTTGTACGAGGTAGTTAATGCCCTGGCGTTCGCACCGGGCCGCGTACCAACCCCCAGCCCCCGCTGTGTAGAATCTTCTAGCTCTTCCTGTAGGAGTCCTTAGCAGGTTGTCACTCCGAACTTTGGCCTTGATTCTATCGATGTAGTCTTTGATCCCTGGAAATCTGTTGAAGAACATGGCCATAAGCTTAGCCGCCTCATCTTCCGTGATCTTTAGGTCCTCGCTTAGACCCTTTACCCCTGTGCCGTAGATAAGACCGAAGTTAACGCTCTTAACACGCTTACGCATAGTGGTGTACTTGTCCCGCAGCTCAGCTTCCTCTGGATTAGTAGAGTTCCTGTAGTATTGGATGTCCTCATATTTCTCCCCGAATATCTCACTAGCCACCCAGGAGTGAACATCCAAGCCGTCTTTGAGGGCCTGTATTAGGGTGGGCTCGTCTGCGTACGCTGTAAGGACCCGGATCTCTGCACCACCGAAGTCCACGTCCACTACCACTAGCTCCTCGTCTACGCTCCACCCGTACTTTTCCCGCAGCGCAACCTCCGTTGCGCTAGCCTCAGAAGAGGTATCAGTGGGGACGAATAACTTCTTAATGTTAATCCCACCCAGCTTCTTGGGGAAGGTCTGCATATTAGGGTTGGAAGAGCTGGTTCTGCCCGTAGCTGTACCATTAATATGTATAGTACCCCTTAGCCGCCCGTCATAGGCTGAGCCCTTCTTTATACCCAGCACAAAGGTGGTCAGAGCCTTAGAGGCTTTCCTCACCTTGAGTAGCAAGTCCGCAGGATTATTACTTAGCAGCTCTTCCTCTATTTCTGCGGTAGCTTCTTCTATAGAGTTCTTCTGGCAGTAGTCTTCTACGTCTCGTGCAAGAAGTAGCTTCCGGTACTCCTTTAGAGATTCCTCGTCTGCGGAAGCCTCACCCGTCTCTGTGGTCTTAACCCTTGGAAGTCCGTACCCTGCTATAAACACCTTTGACACCAGGAGCTTCTCTTGGATGTCTATGGTATCTGAGGTGAGGTTTAGATCCCGGTGAACCCTGATGTAGAAGGCCTCACTCCACTCCTGCACCTTAGCCTCTAGTGACCTCTGGCAGTATTCTAGGTGCTCGGGATCGACTCGAATCCCCTCGTACTGCATCTGGGCCAGCATCTCAGTAGCAGGTAGGTAATGCCTCGACATCAAGGATATCATTGGCGCGTTACCCTCTGCCCTAGCCTTGTTAGGTGGGTGCTCAAACCAAGCCTTACGGCGCTGCGCTAAGCTTATCCTCCAGGTTAGGTCGGCGTCTACAGCAGCGTATTCCAGCATCATCTGCATAGGGGGCTCCTCATAGGTAACACCGTCGTAGTGTGGGTTACCATCCCATCGGTGCCTGTTCCTATGAGTGAAGAACTTTTTAAGGCCAGCCTTAGCAGCGGATAGCTCCTTCTTACACTCGGAGGCCCACTCTTTTATAGCTGCAATAGCCCCATCAATCGCCTGCTTGTTTTCTGCGCTCTGCCCCTTCTTCATCTTCCTTAGCTTGGCCACATACTTCTTGGATGCAGCCTCAGCAGTAGTAAGGTCAAACCCATGACCTATGGGTGAGGTGTCGGGATAGTAGAGGCCCTCTACCTCGTTAGGATCCGTGGATGCTACCCTGGAGAATGAGGTCTCGAACTCCCTATCGCTAGCTTTATCCAGTTCTTCCTTGAGGCTGCTTTCGTAGCCAACTAGCTCCGGGTGGTCTTCCACTACCACGGTCTTTAGGCTGTAGAAGGTTTTCTTGTCCTCATCCAGCATGTGCTCGCCCAGCATGCCATCCCACTTAGTGTTCCTGACGGGGCCCTCGGATAGCATGTAGTCCATACTCATCCCAGAGACTTCCTCAATGGTTTCTTCCAGGCCGGGGTGTAGAGCACAAGCCTCCGCCGTGCGTAGCATCAGTGGATACAATGCCATGCTATAGTCGAACTTGTAGTTCCACCAGGTCTTAGGATTCTCGCAGCCTAGTACCTTTAGTATCCAGGGGATGATCTCGTGAAACTCATAGGGAGAGTCCTTGTGATCCACAGGTACAGCAAACGATTTACCTGGCCCCACGGACCCAGATAGAGCGATAATTCTAGCGGTTTTAGACCACTGCCAGAGAGTAGTAGTCTCGAAGTCCAGAGCCATCATGCTCTGCTTTGCCGGCTTATCACCCTCAGAGTAGTTGGCGTACTCCTCACAGATAGCGATAGCTTCTTCTAGAGTAGCTGGAATATCGAAGCCCTCGATCAGCTTGGGAACATCCAGCCCCTCTGCGCTAGACCCAGCAGCAGCCACCGCTGCTTTCTTTAGGTCGTTCTCCACTAGGCTGTATAGGCCGGGCTTAACTGACAACCTAGCTAGGCTGAAGGTGGGCATGACCTTGAAGGGCCTACCCGCAACTTGTACCGTAATAATCCTACCCCGGATCTCCTCTGCCTTGGCGTCTAGGCCCAGACCATTGAGAGCACGGCTACCGAAGCAGACGATCACTTTAGGGTCCAGGCTGTGCACCTTCTGATACACCAAGCTGCTAGCGCAGGCATCGAACACCTCTTTGGTATTCTTACCTGGGCAGCAAGCTCCGTACATATAGTGACTGCGGGCAGCCATGGCCTGCAGCGGCCCATTGATAGAGCCGGAAACCCTCTCGGAGTTGGCTAGTTTAGTAATCATATGCTTGACCAAGCGGCCAGCATTGTCGTTGAACACTCCGCCCCAGGGAGGTGGCGCCTCTCCTAGGAATAGCACATCGCAGGGGCTCGCCCCTACACCCACTTCAAAGGTAGTCTCTTTAAAGTTTGGGCAGGCATGACACCCGCTTGGCTTCATCATGTTGTACCTCTCTGATCCCAGGAATCCAGCATCTCTGTGATATCGTAGATAGTGATATCCGATGCGGTGATACCCGGACGCAGCACGGAGGTTAGGCCTCCGAGGCGCCGGCGTACCGTGTGGTAGTTCTTAGTATTAGGACTGGAGTCTCCCATCCTTTTTAGTCGTTCTGCGGAGTCTTTGCTGTATCGGCTTGATCCCCTTAGCAGGTGCCTCACCACATCAGGCCACATTACGATCAGCCAGCGTTCTCTGCTGCCGTTATTGAGGTCCTCGACGTAGGACAGGCCGCAGTCCATTTCTATTAGGCTATGCCTAGCAGAGGGGTCTGACAGTATGGTCCTCACCGAAGTGTTGCGACTCTCGCTGCCTGGCCTCTTGTGCTCTACTTTTGAGCTTAGAATAGTATCTAGTAGGTCCTGCTCCTGAGTTGAAGTAGTGATAATCTCCAACAGCTCGGTCTTAGACTTAATCACCCTTAGGATATAGGAGTGAGGATTGAGACCCACGCAGGCTACCATAGCTGCGGTTACGACCACTCCATCTAAGAATCTGGAGGGGACAGTGACGCCAACCTCTTTGCTTAGCGCATCCATGACGCTAGGCTGGCTATAAGTAGCTCGGAGCTCCGTTAGATTCTTCAGGTATGTAGGAGCAAGCCTATACATGCCCGTAGAGAGGGCCCTTCTGTACTTTTGAATAGTCTCCTGACCAAAAGTATTAATCATAGTAGTATGCGGATCGCTCTTAGACTCACAGCGCACCGTGTGGATCTGCATGAAGCGGCTAACATCTGCCTCTTCCCGAAGGTAGTTGATAGCACCCGCCCAGACCTGGCATCTCAGGGTGTATACAGTAGCTTCCTTACTCTCTACATTACCTCGGGTAATTCGGCAGATAGGGCTATTAGTTAGGCCACGAATATCAGTCAAGATACCGCGCACAGCTCTAGAGTGAGAGTCGTCCCCCTTGTCCTCAAACTCGTCTAGTGCTGCCCCTAGCGCGCAGTTGTTCATGTCCTTGCGGAAGCCCGCGGTAGTATAGGCCTGCTGTACATCCGCAGTGCACTCTAGCAACCGTACAGTAGGGTCTGAGCCCGCAATGATGTCCAGCAGCTTTGACTTACCTGTGCCTCTAGCCCCGTTGATTAGGGTGTACAGCTGTCTAGGTAGACAGCTCGAAATAGTGTTGACCATCATGGCCGCAGCCAGATACTCACAGTCCTCCAAGCCTCCCTTAAGTGTCCAGCCAGTGTGTATCGCTGATACCAAGAAGTCGTAGATGTCCGAGTGCTTTACGGAGTTACCAGCTTCTAGGTCTATGCAGCTACCTACCTCATTAGACCAAGCAGCTCGGACGATGTTGAAGTACCTGTCTCCCAGACGAGGCCCGTCCAGAGCCGACCACTCCAGCGTGCATTCATCCGTGTACTTGCCGATATATACCTCGTGCCCGTTAACGAGCACCCAGCATGGCTCCGGCCCGGACCCGAAGTCATGCTCTACATAGTGAGCCCCAGCTTTTGTCTCGGTTAAGCTCCGGATAGTAGGTAGTTCTCCACACAGCTGATCCAGGGCCAGCTTCATGTACCCGCTCACCGTTGTGCTCTGCTCAGGGATGCTAAGCAGCCCACCCTTAGGTTTGCTGATGAGGGCAGGAGGGACGCCTACCGCCTCCCTAAGCCAGTAGAGGATAGCTCCCAGGTCCTGTGAGATCTGAGAGTAGAGCTCGGAGACCCGGCTTAGACGCCACTCTCTAGGTTCTTTCTTCTTGCGGTGCCACGCCCGGATCAGCGTGTCTGTCCCCTTACTGCCATCTATACCGATGAAGAAGAACTCTTCCCGTAGAGCCTGCATTATCCTAGCAATAAACCCCTCTTCGCTATCGTCCTGACCTACTATTAGTTCCAGGATAGTGCCTATGGCCAGAGTACACATCTTGCTTACTGCTCTAGCGTAAGCCATCTGGGCCTCGGGATCCTTCAGGCACCCACCATCCTGGCCTATGGCTTCCTTCTGCCCTCTTAGGTCATCCGGGTCCAGTGCTGCCAGCTTGGACTTAGTAACCCCGGCCAGCCATACGTGTGCGGGTTTGAAGTTCACCCACTTTTGAATGGTGCCATCAGTTCTTTTAGCCGTGATCGCTGCCAGCCAGGTCTCCCAGCCATGCTTCTTTATGGCCTCGTCCGGGTCTTTAGCCTCCACTTCTGGCGGCCAAGAGAACACCTTAACCGGCATGGAGGTTTCCGACATGATTAGCTTAGCGATGTTATCGCCGCCGTGATCTGGGTGGTCACACACCAACATCACTTCTGATACGCCGCAGTACTCTTTAAGGATATCCGGGCTGGATGCTCCTGCCCCGCCGCAGGCTATGACCACCTCGTAGCTCAGACCTCCCTGAAACTCAACCATGTGAGCCAGGGCGTCCGTCTCCCCCTCCACTACCATAGCTCTGCGGCCAGCTTTCTTTGCCCCCCACAGCATGGCTGAGTAGAAGGGCAGCCCGAAGAATCCAAGGCAATCCTCGTTGGCGTCTGGTACGTAGTGTATAGACTTAGCCCCATCAGGTCGTAGGAAGTCTGCTCGTAGCTTGAACCGGGTCACCTCTGTGGGTGACTTGTGGTAGGCCATAAGTAGCGCGCCGGTATTAGGGCCGGTCATGGAGGATTCCAGGTAGGCTACTGCGTGGTCTACTAGCTCCTCTGGCAGGTACTTTACCAGCTCAACCCTCGGCGGTAGAACACCGATAGGTAGCTTATCCAGCGCGTCATTAACGGGTACACCCCTAGACTCTAGAAAGTCTATTAGGGGTGCCGCGTATTTATTACGCTCCGAGTCCTTGTTCTTTGCTGCCACTCTGAGTGCAGTGTTGCATGCAGATAGAATGGCCCCCTTAATAGTCTGCCTGAGTTCATCCAGGTGCATGTCCTGGACTACTTTTCTAGGTAGTTTTAGGTTAGCTACCCTGCCCAGGCGCTTCATGGCTTCCGTCCAGGAGCTGGAGGTAGCACTAGCTAGAAATCTAATAGGGTCTGTTTCCGACCTGCCGCAGGAGAAGCACTTCACCACCCCCATCTCTGGGGTAACGTGACACGTGGAGTTGTACGCTTGGTGATAAGGGCACTTCCCTACTACTGATTTCCCCTTGATCTTCCACTCCCCAGGGGACCCGGAGAGGGCAGAGAGCCAGTCAGCTAGGCCGATGTCTCTCCATAGAGACCTAGGCCGGAAGGCCTTTTCTTGTGACATCCTTATTCCTTATCACATACCCTCTTGAACGTACACCATTCACACAGCCGAGTTCTAGTCGGTGCTGCGCCCGTATCATAGTACGCCTTTGAGAGCTGGTTAATCTTCGTTACGGATGGGTTCTCTTCCGACAGTGCAAACTTTCGAGTCATCTTTAGAGGATTCCAGACTAGCTGGCTGTTCTCAGTAAAGTATATCGCAGTCTGTACTGTGTGTAACCCTCGCTTATTAGCGTGCAGTAGCATTCCGTATGTTGAGAGTTGGATCTCATGATCCGCTATATTATTAACTTTTCCGGTTTTGATGTCAATAGCAATGGCGTGTAAGCCCCCATTTTTATTGACGATTATGCACCGGTCTAGAACCCCTCTAATAATCCCAGAGTTGTTGAAGAAGTAGGTGCCTGTCATGTCTGGCATAGCTGCAAACCGACACTCGGCTAGGTCCTCCACTACGTCGTGAGCCTGTTTAAACTTGGTTAACCTCTCCTCAAATCCCCTCACAGACTCAAACGCGGAGTATATCTTAGTCCTCTGAGGGTCACTCATCTCTATATGAACTTCGTTTAGTGCAGCATCCTGAGCCCTGTTTAGCTCTGTACCCTCTTTAAGTAGCTCTGCATACTTATGTATCCCTTTACCCATCTCTAGAGCACTTTTGTCGGTTGGATACACTTCGTCTTCTTCTAGGTACCTCTTCCGCACGTAAGACCACTCGAATTTACGGCTACAGCCTTCGAGCATGGATACTTTAGTAGGCGACCACGGGCCCAGGGACTTAGCCTCTTGGCTAAAGAGATTCATAAGGATCTCCCAGCAGCCCGGCCTAGCTGATAGGTCCGGGCTGCTTATCTAGTGTTTTGTATTAGATGTCGAAGCTAGGGGTTTCGCCCTCTGGCTCGCTCTCTGTATTCTCAAGCTGCTTAATCTTAGGCTCCTCGATCTGGGCCAAACCCCGATTCTCGAGGCGCTGCTTGAGCTGATTGTAGTCCTCCTCCATAGCACCCTTAAGCTTGAAGCCCGCTTGCACGAGCTCCTCTGCCACTGGGGTAGCAGACAGTGCGATATCGTACTGTAGCCAGCTACGGCCGTTAGCCTGCTTCTTTACAGTAGATAGCACAAAGCGCTTGGCCCAGAGAGGCCGAGCATCCCGCTTCGCCAGGCGGAAGAGTGCCTTGCCCGCCGACAGGCTAGTCTTGCTGAAAGTCGCCTTGACCAGACGGTACTCACCCTGGTGTTCGACAACACCGAATACGTTGATGTTGTCGAAGCAAGCAGTACGCTGTCCGTCACGCCAGGGCAGGTGTTCGCAGTCTGCGCACGCCCCATACTTGCTGCCCTTCTTAGTATCCAGAGACGAGCAGTCAATCATAGAAGTGTCGCCATCAAACTTGATGCGGCCCTTGTAGCCCAGCACCGGGACGAACTCCACGGAGCTACCGAAAGTAGTACCCGCGATACAGAGATCACCGGGCCGTGCCTCCTCAGGACACCAGTCCTTGCCCATAGATGCGGGATGAACTATCTTCATCACCGGGACCCGGATGCCGCCTTCCTCGCCCATTAGGCCGTCGGTGTTTGCGGTGACGCCCGCAATAATAGTCTCGAATAGAGAAGTGGAATCGCTCATATGATTACTCATACCTTCCTTGATGTGTACTACAACGATTTGTCTAAGGTTGTAGTTTTGAGCAGGTCTGAAGAGGACCAGCTGTTTTCGGAATATTATTCCTCCGGGGTCTCCCAGGCCAGGAAAAAAGACATACACCGCCAGATTGTAGAAAGCAATCTCAGGCTAGTCTTTCTCATGGCCAAGAGGATCTGGAGAGATAAGGACCCCTCCACTCTGGAGGAGCTGATTAGCAACGGGAATGAGGGCCTCCTCTTGGCGTTTTCCAAGTTTGACCACACCCGTAATATACGGTTCTGCACCTACGCTGGACACTGGATATTCATGTCCATGCGCAAGCACAGCACCTCATTAGTTAGAGTTCCTCAAGGCAGGCCCATACCGGTGTATGTTTCCGATATAGTCATACCTGAAGAGTCCACAGAGCACCCCTACTTTTCATCTAGGCAATCTGCGGATGAGAAGCTAGCTCTCGCTGAGTTTCTTAGATTTCTCACTCAGCGAGAGCGCTTCATAGTAGAAAACAGCTATGGCCTCAACGGAGGCGCTTGCTGTTCCCTGAGAGAGCTGTCAACTACTCTTGGCCTGAGCTCAGAGCGCATCAGGCAGATCAAGTCTGAAGCCGTTGACAAGCTCTCCCGCTGGACCAAATACTACGAGTAGATCTTCTCTGAGAGGACATCCTCCAGAGACTCGCCCAGGTCCTTAGCCCCCGCCACACTCTTGAGCACGTCTAGAATAAGCTCCGCGTTAATCAGAGCATTCTGATCTGCGTCTGTTGGCTCCTCCCCGTCCGTCTTAGCTTCCTCCATGCGGATACTAATCTCTTCTCGCTCTCCTGAAATCTCCAGGATAGCTCGGTGGAGCTGGTCCTCACTAGCCATCTTAGAGGCACTCTTCTTAGGCGCCCGGTTACGGACGTCCTTACGAATAACCTCACCAGCCTCAACCTCCTTCTCTGCGATCATGGAGGAGACCTCAGCTACAGTAGCGGACTTGGAAGTCTTACCCTCCTCGTCTGTGGAGCCCTTAGCCTTCTCGAGGATCTCACTACGAACCTCGCCGTGTTCCTCCTTGATGTTAGCCAGGAGCTTGCCCACAGAGAAAGATACGTCCCCCTCCTCGACGGCCTGAACCACGTCAGGCATGACATCCTCCTTAGCCAGGAGGGCCAGGCGGCTGTTAAGGCTCTGCTTAGACATGCCCGTGCGGGAGCAGAAGTCCTCAATAGATACACCGAGATCAAGCTGTGCCTGAGCAGCACGAGCGATCTCCATGTCATTCCAGTTTAGCCGTAGGGTGTTACGTACCAGAGAGTCGCTGTTGATATGCGCACGGATGAGCTTCTCGAAGTGCTCCCGAACATCATCCTGTAGCTCCTGATCTGCATCGGGATTTAGCGCGAACCACTCGTTGAAGTGCTCCTCGACCAGGTCCTCTTCTGGCTTGCGGACCTCCACCCTAACCTTAGTGAGCGCCTTACCGTCGTCGGTAGAAAATACCCCGTCCTCGTTGATGAGTGAGTTGAGGGCGAACATACGACGGTTGCCCTCGATCACCCGGTACTGCCCATTATCCACGGGCATGACGATAGGCGACTCCAGTAGACCCTTAGCCTTGATAGACTCCTTCAGGCTGGAGATCTGATCCTCCGAGCCGTAGTACTCCCGGGCCTGTAGCTCGTCAGGACTGCCTTCGTTAGCGAAGACGACGTCCTTAGTGTCTACTAGTCGATAGGTTGCGGACGTGATGCCGCTGTTGACCGTAAGGTCTTCAAACTTTTTCGCCATGCTTACCTCTGCAGTTGCCCCAGTTGCTGCACCATTTTTCGGAGCAGGCCCAGCTCGTGGGGGTGGTTCTAGGGAAGTTCCCTCTTGAAATATTGAGTGCAACCTCCCCGATCAGCTCTTCAAAGTAGTCGAGCTCGTGTTTAGCGAACTCGTAGCGGGCTACCGCCACCTTCGGAGTCTTGGTCTTTACAAGACTGTCGAAGCGGACGCAAGGGATATCCGTAGCCATAGAGTAGATAGCGAGTTGCACAGAGTCTCTAGCGTCCCCGATGCTCTTAGCTCGCTTGGTCACCTTGAGGTCGCAGACCTCTTGGTACCCTGCTCCGGCGTCGATATAGTCTACGAAACCTTTACAGGGGGCGTCCCCGATCACCTTCTCTACCTGCATTTCTGTAGCTGTGATAGCGAGGTGTGGAGACACATCCTTATACCACACATTGTATAATTTTTGCGTGTAGTCCAACCACTGCCCTAGGTCGTCTCCCTCTAGGTCCACGGTAGTAGGGTCGAAGTAACCTCGGAGGTCGTCTTCGATGATTTCCGTGATATCCTCAGTAGTTAGCAGCGTGTCGTTGAGGGTAGCCTGGAGGTGCGTCTCCACCATCTTGTGGACCCCGCTACCCACACTCATGGCTGCAGGCCTCTTCACCTCCGAGCGAACTCCTAGCACATACTCTGCCTCGTACTTCTTGGGGCAGGTTAGATAGAGATTGATCTGGCTAGCAGATAGATAGCCTTTTGGCAGATTAAGGGCCATGTCACAGCCTCCTTACAGGAATCTTTGTCTTCTCTACAGTGTCCTGAAGTATACACACCCTATCGAAGGGCATGGTGCCCTCATCCAGGCACTTGAGGGCGTTAACACAGGTCACACAGTTAGGTCTGGTGGACATCATGCTGCTGACGTCCACTTTACTATTTAGTAGCTCCATAGTACTGTGCGCAATAGAGCCGCTGACCACCACAGCTTGCACCAGCAGTTTCCCGAATCCCTTAGCGCGGATACCGTAGTTCCTGTCCAGCGATTGCAGCCAGTGATCCAGGCTCCAGCTTACCTCTCCGTATATCATCACTGGGGCCTTGAACGTTACCCCGATGCCCATAGATATCTGGGCAACTATAACGACGGGGCCCTCTATAGAGTTGAACTTTGCCTCCACCTCGCTGTGAGACTCAGTAGTAGAATCGTATCTCAGTACTTCGCAGTCCAGCATCTTAGTTAAGTCCGCAGATACCTGCTCCATGAAGTACTGATGCTTACCCCATAGTATCACCTTTTTACCGTTATTGACGTGCTCCTCTACTAGTCCTTTAACCGTATCCATTACTGGGGATCCAGGTACGGGCAGCACGTCTCTGCCCGGGTCCTGCTTCTCCACCTGACAGGCAGTGGTGTATGGGGATATATTATCCCTAACACAGGATACTAGGTGGGGACAGGCCTCACAGATATTAGGATCTTTGCGAGACAGGTACACAAACCCGCTGGACATCTGAGCTAGTCGTCCCATGGCTGTGATAGTATTCTCGGGAGAGGGTACTACCTTACCAGATAGGGTAATAGGGTCGTGGGAGGCTACCGTATTGTACAGCCTCTTCAGGGATGCCCCCGCCTCCACGGGCACTACCTGTATAGTCCTCTCCGGCAGGTCTAAGCACTCTTCCGCAGTACGCCGCATACTACATAAAGAGACCAGGTCGTTAAGTATTCCCACATTCTTAAAGCCGGTCACTATATTAGAGTTGTAGGGACTGGTTATTACGTGCCTACCTCTGAACTTCCAGAAGTTGGGCACCAGGAAGTTACCGAGAAGCTTTAGTTGGGCCCACAAGTGTAACGGGCTACCTAGAGACGGAGTTCCTGTCAGTATTAGCCGACGAGTAACCCTAGGAGTATGGCCCTCTATAAGCTTCAGCACAGCGTCTGTCTTCTTAGACCTAGGATTACGCATACTGTGCGACTCGTCAGCGATGACGCACGTAAACGGTATAGTGGATAGCAGCTCCGAAGCCACCCTGCAGGTGTCATAAGTTACTACTACCCCCGCTAGCTTACCGTCGGGGTTCTCCAGCATCTTAGCCAGCCTCTTCTCCCGCTGCTTTGGAGAAGTGGCCACTAAAGGCTCCAGTCTAAGATCCCCGCCACTATGAAACTCCATCTCCCTCTTCCAGGTGAACTGATTCACCTTTAGGGCGATGATGAGAGCCATGAAGTTTGGGTCTCTGGCTCGGCAGTACTGTATTAGATCACAGCCTATCTTGGTCTTGCCCAACCCCGGGTCAAGAAACAGAGCTACTCTAGGGCTGTGTATAGCCAGGGATAGCGCTTCAATCTGGTGGTCGTAGGGCTTCACTTTTGAGGTGAAGCCATCTAGGCTGTGGTTGCCCACGGCATCGTGTACCGATTGTAGATTAGTTATTGCGGACTTTGCCCCCACATCCCAAGCCATGTCGGGGGCCAGGTTGTCTAGGTCATCCTTGACAACTAGGCCGTATGGGTACATAGCTGGGAGCAGCCATAGTCCTACTTTAGGATTCCACGTGGCACCGAAAACCTTGTCTACTCTAAGGCCTTCTAGATCTGCAGGTGCAACTAGGAATACGGGATTGCCCCCGTTAGATGAATACCTTATCATCTTTGCCTCCTAGATGGATTAGGACGTATACTTATAACACAAAAAACAGTAAAATAGGGTCCCGCAATGCACGGTAATCACTCGAATCCAATAGGTACTGACGGGGCGCATATCGGAGCTTATCCTGACCCGATGAGGCTGTGGGCTCACTCCTTCAGCCCTAGGAGCTTGAAGCAGCTTTTTCGCTGGACAGAGTATCTATACTACAACTCGGCCCAGATCTACGCCGGCGTTAAGAAGTTTGCAGAGTACCCGATCACGGAGGTCAATTACCTCAGCGATAGCGATAAGCTAACTGCAGCCTACAGACGCCTGCTAGAAGATATTCTTGGGGTGAAGCGGGCTCTCATACGGAGCTCCCTGGATTTACAGGTATACGGCAACGCTTTCTGCTCCATGCACTTTCCGTTTAAGAGGTACCTGAAGTGCAGCTCATGCAGCTATGAAGCGGACGTTCATTCTCTAGATTTTAAGTACAAGCCGGACAGCGCCACCTTCTCTATGACCTGCCCCGAGTGCAAGCACTCTGGGAAAGTGGACGTTAAGGATAAGCTGATCCTGGAGCCAGAGAAGATAAACATAGTCAGGTGGGATCCCAAGCTAGTAGACATTACCCACAACCCAGTAACGGGGGAGAGTGAGTACTATCTCACTATAGCTTCTGATGTTAAGAGCAAAATCTTCAACGGGGATAAGCACTTAATTTCTACTATGCCTATGTCTATGCTGAAGACAATAGCAGAAGATCAGCTATTCAAGTTTAATCATGGTGAGATCTTCCACATGAAGGCGGATTCTCCTGCGGGGGTGGATAGTGGCTGGGGGTACCCTCCCCTAACTTCTACTATCCACCTCTTCTATCATGCTTCAGTACTACGTAAGGCTAACGAGTCTATAGCTCTTGAACGCATTATACCTATGAGGGTTATGCACCCGCAGCCGGTATCCGGGAACGCCGACCCTATCCTCACCCTATCTATGTCCAAGTTTATGGCTGAGGTTGAGGACAATATTAAGAAATGGAGGCGAGACCCGAACCATATCATGATGGCTCCAGTGGCCGTAGGAGTCTCTCAGGTAGGTGGAGAAGGGCGCGCCCTAATGGTGGACGCAGAGATAAACAGAGCGGAAGACAACATCATAGCTGCCATGGGTTTCCCCAAAGAGTTTATCTACGGGGGACTCAGCTTTACTGGGTCCAGTGTTACTCTACGTATGCTAGAGAATCAGTTAGAGAGCAGTACTTTCCAGCTCAACCAGCTGTTGCACTGGATAACTGCTAAGTGCGGTAAATTCCTAGGCTGGAACAATATTAAGACTGAGCTGGGCGACTTCCGTATGTTGGACGATATGGCCCAGAAGCAGATGGCTATGAACCTCTTCCAGAGTGGTATTGTCTCCAAGACAACCCTTGCTGACTATCACGGCATAGACCTAGATGAAGAGAGGCAGAAGATCAAGAATGAGACCCTCACGGATACTAGGTCTCAGAAAGAGCTGGAGATGGATATGGCTGAGCTTCAGAAGGACCTCAGTCAGCAAGCCCGCCAGATGGCAGCTCAGCAGGGCGGTATGGGGCTAACGTACGACCAGCAAGCTGTAATCGGGGAAGCAGATAACCTAGCTATGCAGCTCATGCAGATGGATCAAGGCTCTCGTAAGTCTCAGCTATCTAGCTTGCAGGCGGAAGACTATGTTATGTACAGCGTAGTGATTCAAAGGCTTGAGCAACTGCAGCTCGACCAGAAGAACATGGCTATGCAACAGATGCAGCAAGGGGGTATGATGTGAACCAGGATACCAAACCAGGCTCTGACTACATAACTACTATGTCACAGATGGCGGGCAATAGACCGCTGGGTGTGCCTGACCCCTTTCCCTTTATTCCAGACCCCCCTCCAGGCTTTGATGCGGAGAGTAACCCTATCAGGACAGAGGGCTCCAACCCGCAGGAAGGTAAGCCAAAAAAAGTCGTCAATGACTTCATCCCCAATGCTAGGGTATTTGTTATCGGAGAAGATGGAAATCCCGAGTACGATCACGTACTTAGGCAGGGGGCCTCGGGTCAGATTATCATAGGTAAAAAAGAAGTTGCGGACATGAGGGGCTCCGGTAGCTTCAAGGTATATCTAGAGTGGTTGGTACCTGTTAAGTAGACACTATAGATAAAGTAACTATGCTTGGGGCGGTTGCAACAATAAGGAGGCCCCAATGCGCAGAGTAGTTACCTTGATTATGGCTTGTATCCTACCAGGATCCTGTGAGTTACAGAGCGAAGACCTACCCAGTTTAGAGGATCCCACGCTCACCCACAGGCACATTGTCCTAGATGGTGTGCCCGTACACGTCTTAGACTTCGGTACTCCTATAGTAGTTAACTCTGATAGCTAAAGAAAAGCGGCCAGTCTGCCATTAGATATCAGCGCCTAGTGCTGACCGCTTTCCTTACCCTACTATCCGAAAGGATTTACGCCTGAGTGTCCACTCATCTGCGTCCTCCTCTCTTTCGTCGGGTGTAGCCCTCGCGGTTGTGAGCCGCGAGAGCTTTAGTTACGAGATCCTCACCAATCCAGCCACCCTCCTGAGTAGTGTCTATCACTCTGCCCTGAGGGGTTTGAGTGACGTCACCACAGAGGGAGTCTGCACTAGGCGAGAACCTCTGTTCCCCCACCGTTACTCGACCTTGCTGGTCAACCTCTCGGTATCCAGCTTGGTGAGTTCCGGTGGGGGAGTAGACTACTGTGTCCTTAGCGATCTTCATAAGCTGCATAGCAGCCCAGAAGCCCACCGCCAGACCCAGTAGAAGACTGAAGGAGATTAGGCCTTCCCCTTCAGCCTCTGCTCCGGAGTCCAGATCACCGTCACTAACGACTTCGTCAGGGTCGTAGATGACGGTGGCCTGGAGCTCCGGCACCCACAGGCGCTTGCTAGAGATTCGCCACCTTCTCTAGCAGGTGGTCAAACCAATGAGCAGCTGCATACACAGCTGCTTTCTTGGTTTTAGCTGGGGGCGCTACCCACCCGGGAATAGCCACCCCCGCTTTGCGGATCTGCGGGATAGAGGACCCCTCCTCTACACTCTCCGTGTGTGCGGAGAACTCGATGGAGGCCTCTTGTGCCAGTTCTGGGTTTAGCAACCCGCGGCAAGCCCCCGTGAGCGCCCTCAGCATGGCGCTCTTCCGATACGCCACCTTTTGGAACCTGCCGTCCAGGTCCCGAAGCTCCGCAATAGCCGCATTCCTGCGGCTGCCACTGGAGTGCTTAATCAACGCCCACGCCGCGGCTAACTTCTGGTTACCCGCCCTTACGGCCCTCAGCACGTTGACCTGGGGGTCCTCCGCCAAGATGGCGGAGTTGGCTCTATCCGCCGCCTTCGCAGCCTCCCGCCTCGCCGCGTCCTCCAAGGATAGCCACTCTTTAGCCGCCTCCACTTGCGGCCCGTACTCCTGGAGAATGGAGGCCAATCCCGCCATCTTGGCCTCCCTATCCACCTCCAGTAGGGCTGCCTGGAGCTCTGCCTCCACGGCTGCCTGGAGGTCGGCCTCGGCCTTGGCCTCCGCCTCAGCCGCTGCCGCCTCGGCGTTGGCCGCCTCCTCGGCCTCTCGGGCCTTCCTCTCCGCCCAAGCCTTTCGGCGCCCCATAGCCTCGAAGGCCTCCCGTACCGGCGGGCCCACCAGCCGGGATATAACCGTAGCATCCTCGTCCAGCAGCTGCTGCAACGAGGCGATCGTGCGAACTGGACCTCTGGGGGTCTTGACCGGCCCCAACTCCCGGTTGGGGAGGATCTCAACTAACCCCCGCCATCCCAGAAGGGCTTGGCGGTGGACTGCCGTTAACTCAGCGTTGCCAATAAAGGCTATGGCAGTGGATCTAGCCCACACGCCCAGCTCATTAGCGTCCAGGCTGAGAGGCGCATGCCACCTAAGCCCAGCGGGGCGGCCGCTCTCCCCCACCGGAGACATGATGGGCCCCACCGCCTGCCGTACCCCCAGCTCATCCTCCCCATGAGCCCCGTAGACTTGCTCCAGTGCGGCCTGGAGCTGCGCCCGGCTGGGGCGCTTAGTAGTAGTAGTAGTGCGCTTGGGTGAGCGCTTATTCTTTGAGTCAGCCATGCTGATCTCCTTCCTCTGGCTAAGCCAGTGGAGTACGAGGGCCGCTTATTAGTAGATAGGAGAAGCAGCCCCCTAGGTTAAGTCTCGTCACCCCCTCGGCCCTCGCGAGGGGCCGGTTAGGTGCAGGGGTGTGAGAACGTATACTTATAACAACTAAAACGGCTATTTTTGCGTGAGGTATACGCATGTCCGACAACAAAAAAGTAATGCCTATATTCCAGAGCCCCGATGTAAGGAACGCCAGAATTAGGCAGAGGGCTATGGAGGGGGTGAAGGGCCTCTTCCCCATAATCGGGACCCACTACGATATACACGCTACCAAAATAGAAATGGAGCCCCATAAGAGGCCGTCCTACACGGACCAGAAGAGGGCAATATACAAGGGCGGTTCCATCTACGACCCTATGAAGGCCACCATCGAGATCCGAGACAAGTCTGGTAAAGTGGTCTCCAAGAGGAATAGGCACACTGTGATGCACGTGCCTACAGTTAGTGGTCGCGGCACCATGCTCGTTAACGGTAACGAGTATGCCATGAAGCATCAGCTCCGTACTCTACCCGGAGTGTACACCCGACGTAGGGGCAACGATGAAATGGAGGCCAGCTTTAACTTATCTAAGGGGGCTAACTTCCGAGTATCTATGGATACACGTAAGGGGCACCTTCAGATGGAGTACGGTACGGCAAAGATACCTATGTACCCCGTGCTGCGTAAGCTGGGTCTAGAGCATAACGATATCTCTAAGTACTGGGGTAAGGGCCTAGCAGACCGGAATAGAGACTCCTACGAAAAGAAGAGCACCTCGGCGGTGGGCAAGCTGTATGAGAGGGTTATCCCCCCGTCTAAGAGAGTTCATAAGGGTACTAACGACAAAGTAAGAGCCATTGAAGACTACTTCGAGAATAATACTGAGCTTTCTGAAGAGACCACCGCCCGTACTCTGGGTAAGTCTTTTAACAGGGTAACCCCGGAGTCCTTGCTGGCTGCTAGCCGTAAGCTAGTGAGGGTATACAACGAAGAAGAGGAAGAGGATGATCGTGACAGCCTGGAGTTTCAGAAGGTTTTAGCTCCAGAGGACCTAATCAAAGAGAGGCTGAGGAGCCGGGCTAGAGAGATCCAGTTTAAGCTACGTAATAAGCTTGACCTCGCTCAGGATGTTAGGGTCGGTAAGGTAATGCCTAGCGCCACTACTGCGGCCGAGCTCAAGAAGTACATAGCTAGCTCTCAGCTAGCAGTTCTCCCATCCCAGATAAATCCTATTGAGCAGGTAGACAGCCAGATGGCGGTTACCCGACTGGGGGAGGGTGGTATCGCCAGTGAAAGGGCCATCCCCGGAGGAGTTAGAAAGCTGCACCCCTCCACTCTAGGCGTTATAGATCCCTTTAGGACCCCAGAGTCCAGCCAGGTCGGTGTAGATGTTAGGTTTGCCTTGGGAGCCGGGAGGGACGAAAACGGCAGGATCTACTCTAAGCTGCGTAACCTTAAGACAGGCAAGCTAGAGTACGTCCCCGCTACCCAGATGCGGGATTTAACTATAGCATTTCCAGAGCAGGAGCTTAAGAAGGGTAACGTAGACGTAATAGATAAGGGTGTAGTATCTAAGGTAAAAGCTGGCAAGGCCCAGTATGCAGTAGACTCTGTTAAGGACATGTATACTGTAAACACTAACATGATACCCTTGATGGATGGCTCCCAGGGCAACCGGCTTATCATGGGTAGTAAGATGGTAGGACAGGCTCTACCTCTGGTTATGCGGGAGGAGCCCCTAGTACAGTCTGCAGTGGATTCCAAAGAGTCTACCTCCATGGAAGAGGTAGTCTCAGAGATTTCAGATGTTCGGCTGTTCAAAGACAGGGGTGACGCCGAGGTTACGGAAGTAACTAAGGATGCGATCACTATAAAGAGGGACGGTAAGGTAGATAAAGTTAGCATAGCTAACAACCTACCTATGGCGTCTAAGACCTTCTTCCATCACAGCCCTGTAGTAAAGGTTGGAGACAAGCTGAAGCCCGGAGCCATACTCGCCAAGAGCAACTTCACGCGTAATGGGAAGATGGCTCTGGGTAAAAATATGAATATCGCTTACTTAGCGTATCACGGTCTAAACTCTAACGATGCGGTAGTCATCTCTAAGGGGGCCGCGGAGAAGCTGTCCTCCGTAAAGATGAGTAAGTATGTTATTGAAGAAGATAAGGAAACACGCCTAGATCACAATAAGCACTCTGCTAACTTCCCTAGGATATTCAACAAAGATCAGTACTCTAAGTTGAATAAGGGTGTAGTACGTGTAGGGCAGAAGCTGAAGTCGGGTGACCCCATAGCTACAGTGCTGAGGAAGAGGCCACCTTCTATTGAGAACCAGGTCCTGGGTAAGATCCATAAGAGCCTTCGCCAGGAGTTCAGTGATAACTCTGAGGTCTGGGACTCAGCTTCAGAGGGGGAGGTTGTCGCAGTAGAGAAAGAGGGCAAGCGTACTACCGTCATTGTTAAGTCCATAGAAAAGATGAAGTTGGGAGATAAGGTCAGCAACCGCTACGGAGGTAAGGGTGTTGTCTCTAAGATCGTGGATGACGAGGATATGGTTCAGGATGAGTCTGGCAAGCCTATAGATATGCTCTGGTCTTCACTCGGCGTAGTCAGTCGGATCAACCCGTCTCAAGTAGTTGAGACTGCTCTGGCTAAAGCAGCCCGTAAGAGGGGCAAAGCCTACAAGGTGGCTAGCTTTAAGAACCGCAACAACGTCGAGTTTGCTAGGCAAGAGATGAAGAAGCACGGGGTCAAAGACAAAGAGACTGTGTACGACCCGGTAACGGGGAAGAAGATCCCCAACATCATGGTGGGTCCCCAGTATACATATAAGCTGTTCAAGAGCACGGACACTAACTACTCAGCCCGAGGTATCGACGGCAGCTATGACGTGAACGATCTACCCGCTAAGGGTGGCATCACAGGAGCTAAGGGCACTGGCATCATGGAGATTAATGCCCTGTTAGCTCACGATGCCCGAGACATTCTAAAAGAGAACGCCATCCTCAAGGGCACTCGTAACAGCGAATACTGGAGAGCTATGCAGCTAGGCAGGCCACTACCGCCGCCTAAGACCAACTTCGCCTTTGATAAGTTTAAGTCTATGCTGGTGGGTGCAGGCTTGAACCTACAAAAGCAAGGTAATCAGATGGCTATGGCCCCCCTCACGGACTCTGATGTAGAGAAGATGTCTAACGGAGAAATAAAAACTGGGCGCATGGTCATCTCCAAGAACCTAAAACCTGAGAGAGGTGGATTGTTTGACCTCGGCGTTACTGGGGGCTTGACTGGCACAAAGCTATCGCATATCGAGCTGCCAGATAGCATAATGAATCCTATTTTTGAGGATGCTGCCCGTAGGTTAGTTGGTGAGACTAAAGCTGGCCTACGAGAGAGAATAGCTCAGAAGGGCGGAGACGCAGTCCGGCGGCAGCTCAACGCTCTTGACCCCGATAAACTCCTCCCGGACTTGCAAGCCAAACTAAAGAAAGCCAAGGGCAGCGATAAAGATAATTACTTAAAGCAGATAAAGGCCCTGTCCGCCTTAAAAGAGAATGGGATGAAGGCGGGCGAGGCCTACATGATGAAGAAGTTTCCAGTCATCCCTCCGATACACAGACCGGTCGTTCCCGGTGCAAAGGGTGATCTCCTCATCTCTGACGTCAACCACGTCTATAAGGATTTAGTGCTAGCTAAGGACAAGCTGAAAGAAGCTATAGATCTCGACTTGCCAGATGAGGATGTAGCTGAGATGCGTAAGCACGTATCTGACGCAGCCGCTGCGGTTATAGGAACTGCTCCCCCAGTGTCAAAGAAGCTTCAGACCGCTGAGGTTAAAGGTATAGTAAACACCATCACCGGGACCAAGACGGGGTTCTTTAACGGTAAGGTTCTATCCCGTAGGTTGGACTTTACTGGCCGAGGTACCGCTGCTCCGGACCCCACCTTGGGTATGGATGAAGTGGGGCTTCCAGAGGATATGATGTGGTCTATGTACAGCCCCTTCATAATGAAGAACCTAGTAAAGAAAGGCTACCCCGCCCTGCAAGCTAAGAAGCTCCTAGAGGACCGTAGCCTGCAGGCTAGGGAGTCTCTTGCTTTAGAAGCCAAGAATAGGCCCGTTATAATCAACCGAGCGCCTTCTCTGCACAGGTTCAATATGATTTCGGCGTTCCCCCGCATGGTTAGCGGAAAGACTATAACGGTCAATCCTTTTATGGAGGATGGGCAGAACCTAGACTACGATGGCGACGCTCTTCAGGTACATCTGCCCGTAACAGACGGCGCGGTAAATGACTCCAAGAAGATGCTGCTCTCTAACAACACCCTTGGGGATAAGCGCAAAGATCAGATACTGGCCTATCCTAAGCACGAGGCTATAGCTGGGATACACAAAGCATTAACCGATAAAAAGTCGGGTAGATCCTTTAGGTTTAACAGTGTAAGAGATGCACTAGCCGCATATCGCAGAGGCGAAGTAAAGCCTAACGACGAAGTAGAGGTCCCGGATGAACTACCTTAAGATGGCTAAAGAGATAGGCTCTAACCTCGCGCTGCAGGAGGCTCTCAGCGATATGGCACCCGCGGATCAGCTAGCCCTGGACTTGAAGCTCATGTCTGCTGGTAGAGGTAAGCCCAAGGACTCCGCGTCTGTAGTAGATGAGAGGCAAGAGGATAACTCCAGGGTGTATGGTAGCCCCATGGAACTCAGCCCCGAGCAAGTAGGTGATAAGTGAATCCCTACCTAGAGCAGGCCAGGGACTTAGGTGCCAACCTGGCTACCGAAGAGTTTGAGAAGCAGGCTTTTTTAGGTGCTGCTATGGGGGCCCTTAGGCCCTTGGGTTTTTTAGCTGGCATGTCGGGCAGGTTCGGGACTCCGGGATCCATGCTGTATCGGGCCACTAACCCACATATAGGTTCTGCCCTGGGGTTCGGGGCCATGGGTGCTGCTGGAGAGGAAGAGGGAAACAGGCTGCACGGGTTTGTGCAAGGGGCGGCTAGCGGACTGCTGTTCAGTGGGGGCATGGGTTTAGGGGCTAGGTTCGGCAAGAGGCTGCTGGCACCTATGTCCAGGACAGGATCTAGCGCTTCTAAAGCTTTCTATGAGGGTCTAGGACTATCTAAAGGGCAGATGTCCAGGTTACAAAGGATCCAGGGACAAAACAAACGGATACATAACCTATCCAACTCTGGTAATCCTAATTCTCTAGGGCGTAAGCGGTTCTCCAGCAAGAAGGAGTTAGACTCTCATATATCTGGGCTACGACAGGCTAACCAAGCTAGGTACAACAAGCTCCTAGAGGGGATGACTGCTGGCCAGAGAGCCGCTATAAAGTCTGTGAGATCTGCTAAAAACATTGGAGGCATAGTAGGCGGTATGGGTCTGGGTATGGGATTGAGCCACAGCTTACCAGCTTACTTAACTCCGGACCTGCGCACCTCCAGCGGTAGCATGTTCAACCCGTACAACAGTGGTCACTAGGGAGAGTATCTTATGAGGGGCAAGCTTAGTGACATACTAATTAACAGTAGACTCCCCCGAGGGTACCGGGTTGCGGGAGATCTGAATACTAAAAGCCTTAAGACGGCTATGGTTGGTCTAGCCAAGAGGGACCCCCTAGCCTACGCTAAGGCAGCTCCCAAAATTAAAAAACTTGGAGATGAGTTCTCCACCTTTGAGGGGATCAGCGTAGGCCTAGACGATATTGAGCCCGAGTATTCTAGGAGAGATCCTATAATAGCTAAGGCTAAGAAAGTGGTGTTCAACCCGAATGCTAGCAGAGAAGCTAAAGTAGGGGCTCTGCTAGAGGCGCAAGGGAAGCTCAAAGAGCTTACTGGGCAGCATAAGGGGGACATGGCCATGACTGCTAGGTCTGGTAGTCGTGGCAACATGGTTCAGCTCATGAAGATGGTCACCAGCCCGGTAGTAGTTGGTGACTTCGATGGTGCACCGGTGCCCTTCCTAATACAGAAGGGCTACTCCGAGGGAGTGTCCCCCGCGGAAGGCTGGATAGCAGGGGATGAGAGTCGAGCCCAGGTAATCAAAGGACAACTCGGCACCGCTGAGCCCGGGGAGATGCAGAAGGTTCTGGCCTCCGTGATGTCGGAAGGGGTAGTCGCTAAAGATGATTGCGGAACATCCAACGGGATTACGCTCGACCCAGACGACGCATCTATAGAAGGGCGGTACCTGCCCGGTTCTGGCGGGTACGTAGACTCCACTAAAGCTGCCCAGCTTATGCGCTCAGGTAGGCCCACTAAGGTTAGATCCCCAATGACGTGCGGATTAGACCGGGGAGTGTGCCAGAAATGCATGGGTGCCGGTCCCAGGGGTAAGCCACTCGATATTGGAGTAAACGCAGGAATACGATCTGCCCAGGCGCTGTCGGAACCACTGACCCAGATGCAGCTGTCTGCTAAGCACGGGGTATCACTAGTGCAGGGGGACCATAATATCCCCCGGGGACTAAAGGCGTTTAAACAGTTTGTGGAAGTCCCCAAAGCCTTCTTCTACAAGGCACCTCTTGCGGAGTCCGGAGGTAGAGTAGAGGCAGTGGACAAAGCTCCCCAGGGTGGCTTCGACGTTAAAATAGGTGGGGTAGACCACTACGTGCCCCCTAATAGGAAGCTACTCATTAAGAAGGGTATGGACGTAGAGGCTGGGGATACTATAGCTGAGGGTATAGCGTCTCCGGACGAAGTGGTTCGCCATAAAGGTTTAGGTCATGGGAGAAACTACTTAGTTAAATCCCTACGTAAGGTGTATGACGAGTCCGCAGGCGGTGTAGACCCTCGGCACATAGAGCTACTTGCTAGGACTCAACTTAACTACGCCGAAGTGGTTGACGATGTTCCCGGGGCCAACCGAGGAGACATCCTCCCCCTCCATAGAATATCCAAGCATTTCCAGGGTAGGGGAACTGAGACGGACCTCAATAGTGCCGTAGGGAAAGTTATAACCGAGCCCGCGTCTTACGTCACCCCGGGAACCCTGCTCACTAAGAGAGTGGTAGAGGACCTTAAGAAGGAAGGTATATCGCGGGTGAAAGCTTACTCTGGTAAGCCTGTGCTACGCCCGGTCATGACCTCAGCCTCAAGAACCCCGTTGCTAAACCCAAATTGGATGCAGCGCTTGGGATACCGGTACCAGAAGCAAACACTTATAGACGCCGCTACTTTTGGTCAAAAGGGAGACATCCATACTTACGACCCGGTAGCTGCTCTAGCTTTCGGTAAGGAGCTACGCCGTGGTCCAGGAGGTACGTACTAATGTCATCTAGATTACTACGAGCCATCTCCAGAAGCCTGGCTGCTGCCGAGCGGGCGGCTATAGGGGACGCTGGCCTGAAGCACACTCTAAGTAAAAAAGAGCTGGCGGTCCTCAGGAAGTATGTTTCTGAGGCAGGTAGGGTAACTGAGGAAGCTAAACAAGGAGGCTCCGGCCTGAGGAAAGCCCTTATTGGGAGTACCGCAGCCCCCGAGGTGGTCAAGGCCCGCTACGCACAAGGAGGCTTGCTCGGCCCCGGTGGAGTTCTTTTGGGGGACTTAGCCATGACGGAGCCTTTAAGGCAGTCTCTAAGGCGTACTGGGAGCCGGCTGCGTGGTAAAGCCGTGGATCCGTCCGAGGCTACTCTGGGCCAAGACCTCAAGCAGCTAGCTAAAGGCCTACCCGGTCAGGGAGTCAACCTGGGGTTCGGGTTGGGATTCCCCATAGCCGGAGCGCTATCCGCACAAGGCATGGATCCTTCCTTGGAAGAAGGTGGCCTAAGCGGGGTCGGAAGGGCCCTGGGCAGCGGGTTAGGCTTCCTTGGGGCTGCTCCCTTTGGCTTGGGGGGTAGTATATTGGGCTCACACTTTGGTGGAGACCTCGGCTCCTCCATCGGTAAACTATTGGAGTCCAAGCCTGAACCAGCTAATAATATAGTCATGGACGCTGCAGTCCCTAAAAGTTATACTTGAACAGACTTAAACTACGGAGATCGTAAATGTCGCTATTTAAATTTGCTTACGTTAGAGGCGCACAGAATGCACTGGTATCCTCTGGAGCCATGGAGTCCTATGAGTCGGAGGGGCATGCGGATCTAGCGGTTAAGCTAGCAGCGCTTTATATCCCGGATAGCATGGAGACTCTCACCGAGGATCACCTGGCCTCCGCTATGTCTTCTATGGTCAAGAGAGCGGAGCTCAGCCTGGATCCTAAGCAGGCTATGGCTCTTATGGGGGATGAGGGCCCTGCTGAGGAAGCTTCTGATGCGCTTAGCGATGCGGCTGAGGCGTCTTCAAGCCAAGCTGCTGCCCTTCTAGAGGCTGCCCAGGCTCTGGAGGCTGCATCTGACGCAGGCATCGGGGATGAAGAGGCTGCCCGCATGGTAGTAGCCCACCTCAAGGCTGCTAATTCTGCGGCTAACAACCCCGATGCGTCTGCACTGGGCGGTGCTGGACTCAACGGCAAAAAGGGCGATAAAGAGCATGACGGTAAGAAGGACGACTTCGCTCACCTAAATGGTAAGAAGGGTCCTAAGCACGATGCTAAGGGCAACGTCGGTCACGAGGTTGCTCTCAAGCCACTAACAGAGGGCGTCAACCTCGATGCTAAGACGGCTGCTGCCATCCTGCGTAAGCTTTCTGAAGACGCTGCCATGGACGACGATGCTTCGGCTCTAGGTGGAGACTACAAGAAGAATAAAGAGAATGACGGCCGGGAAGAAGGCTACGCTAACATGGGTGGCGATCAGGGTATTGCTAAGAAGGTACACCCCGACGAGGGGCACGACGTTGAGGTTGCTGGTGATCCTAAGGGCGAGAAGCTCCCCAAGCAGGCAGCCTACAACTACCTCCTAGCTAAGACCGCTGAAGAGGTTGGTGCGTTCCTTCCTTACGGCCTCAACCAGCAGGAAAAGCTGGCTGCTCTCCGAACCATGATGGGCATGTCCACCCCGGAGCGTGCAGAGTACATCTCTAGGATCAAGCTAGCGATGGAAGAGGGGTCCGAGGATAAGGACGACAAAGACGACGAGGATAAGTACAAAGGCATGCCTGAAGGGCTCCGTAAAGCCCTGATGAAAAAAGAAGAGGGCAAGAAAGACGACGACGAGGATAAAGACGACTCCGAGAAAGAGGCGGCTTACATCCTACGTCAGTTAGGGCTGGGCGTCTAATATGAGCTCTATGAAGACCGCGTACATTATGGGCGCCGCTAAGGCCTTCCAGGACGGGGGTCTTCTGCCTGACGTGCCTTTTCAGAAGGTGGCTCAAGGAGCCCAGATTGCAGCTAATGCAAATCCAGCTGAGGTGCAGGCAGTAGGGCAGTTCGTCCAGCAGCAGGACCTAGACTCTATGCTGAAGATCCTAGAGGTCTTGACTGCGCTACTACAGCAGTATCAGCAGCAAGCAGGCGGTATGCCTCCTCCGGGAGCTATGCCTCCTCCGGGAGCTATGCCTCCTCCGGGAGCTATGCCTCCTCCGGGAGCTATGCCTCCTCCGGGAGCTATGCCTCCTCCGGGAGCTATGGGGTGATTTATGGCGGGAGCAGGGCTATCTCTTAAAGATCTGGCTACCGAGTCAGGTGCCAGGACTTTTGTAGCTGCTATGCGGGACCCAGAGGGTCGAGCAGACCTCATTAAGAGGATAGCCAGCTCCTACCTAAAGAAAAATCCAGCTATGGAGGCCACTCGTCTTGGTAAGTCCAAAGGTGGGGCGTTCTATGACTTCGATAGAAACGCTTTAGGCTTAGCTTCCGCTAACCCACATGTACTAGCCCACGAGATGGGTCACGCTCACAGATTAGCTGAAGCCACAGAGGGCTATAAGTCCCTTCTTAAGGGGAGTAAAGCTGCCGTTAGGCTGGGTAACGTTTTAGCCATGCCTATCAGTCTAGTAATAGCAGCTAACAAAAAGATGGAGCTGGATACTAAAAATAAAGCCCTGGCAGCTCTAGCGGCGGGCACAGGACTAGCGGCAGCTCCCAACTTGTTTGAGGAACTGGCGGCATCCGCACACGCAGTCCATAAGTCTCCCACTAAAATTAGGACAGCGATAAACATGCTGCCGAGTGTAGCGTCACACTCATTACACGATTTAACTGCTCCAGGCACAGCTCTAGCTGTTAGGACCCTGCTAAACACTGAAGGAAAGTCATGATTAAGCTAGCTGCTATTTCCCCAAAGACTATGATGTCCGCAGATGCCGGAGCTAACTCCCCTGAAGAAGCTCAGCTTAAAGAGCTGTTCAGCCAGATGGCCTACTCTATGCTAGAGAGCAAGATGCCCAATCTGGTGCCTGCAATACAGTCCTTCAAAGTAATAAAGGTCGATCTGGAAGGCAACCGAGGGGTGGGGGCCTTCTCCATCGGCACCGGAGGTAAGAGCATAACTGTCCCGGTACTGATGTCTGAGGGGAAAGTTGTTCCTCCGGAAGTTTTTTACTCTCCGGAATCAGCTACTTATATGCCCCTGTCTGACGATTGGATTACAGAAGCTAGCAAGCCTACCGGTCCTGATATAGGAGCGGGGACCAAAGGTCCAAAGTCTTTGTCTAAAGACATGGATATCCGGGCGGTCACCCTCCCCCCAACCACTGGAAGGTTCGTATATGCTAGCCACGATAGCTTACTAGACGCTATTGAGGCCTCTTCGGACGAGAGCAAAGCTGAGATCCTATCAGTATTTAAGAAGAGCTCGGCATATCGTAGGGCAGCAATCAAGTACTACGGCCCCGACTTCGTTGAGGTGCTTAGGCCTCTTAATACGAAAGTAGCTAGCGATAAGGCCCCAGCGGTCTACGTGCTTGATCCAGACTCCGGCGTGGCCAAGTTTAGGGAAGTCTTTGGGCGGGATGCTAAGCTTGCGTATAAGGCTGCGTGTGACTCGGGAGTGGCCATCCGTGATCTAAGGAAAGAAGCCGCTGTACCCCTCAGGCAGGAGAGCTTAGTAAACTCTCAGGTGTCTACTGGAGTGGAAGAACTTACTAATGGGGTGTATAACCTGCTTAGCCGTGATGGTAAGTCAGAACCGGCCATTGTTATATCCCGGCCGGTGGACACTGGGGTTGGTATCTTCAACCGCGGGGACTCCGATAAGTCTGACTCTGTGACCGCTGGCTCCAGTAAGCACCCCAGGTATCTACTGCTCCATAAAGATGGTAGCCACAGTCTAGTCCATGCGGGATGCTGCTGCCTGGATCCGTACCGTAAAAACATGCACGGTATGCGCTTGGCCTCAACTGCCCAAGATGTATTGGGTAGCAAGCTGCCCAGTGGAGACAATGCTCCTAAGAACGGGGATACTTTGTTCGTAAAGATGCAGGGGGGTCAGGTAGCTAACGCAGCGCTACTACCCCGCCCGCTATCGGGGCTCACTGAGGTCTCTAAGGGCCACTATGAGGGCATGTCGGGCATGACTAGGGTAGTCATAACTAGTAGTAAGGGCGTAAACGTACCCAAGAAAGTGGGGGACGTGCTTTATATCCCCTACTCCTATCAGTCCATGAGGTCTAAGCCACGGCCAGCATCTTACCTAGACGGCCTAGTGGGGAGCCCAGAGGGCCACCTAAAAGCTCTTAATCATAAAGTAGCTTCTTATGCTGAAGACCACTTCAGGGTAACCAGAACGCTTGATGGCTCGTGGTCTCTAGACGGGAAGCAGCAGGATTCTTATTCTAGTCTGGTCAAGCATGCTGCTATCACACACTCGGTTAACGCTAACCTGCTAAACAAGAGTGCTCGTAACCTATCCAAAGGACAGAGCTTTGTTTACTCTGTGGTACCTGCAGAGAAAGTAGCTAGCATCTTTGGCCCCGAGCCAGCTATGCCTCCTCCCGGAGCTATGCCTCCTCCCGGAGCTATGCCTCCTCCCGGAGCTATGCCTCCTCCCGGAGCTATGCCTCCTCCCGGAGCTATGCCTCCTCCCGGAGCTATGCCTCCTCCTGGAGCTATGCCTCCTCCTCCTCCTCCTGGAGCTATGCCGCCTCCGGGCATGCCGCAGGAAACAGCTATGTCTATGGAGGCCGCAGCTGGCCTAGGCGATAAGGGTATGTTCGACGCAGCCACCCTAGGGGCGCTTACCCAGATGAACCCCCTCAATGAGGCGATCTCCAACGAGCTGCCTAACGTGGAGAAAGCTCTCGATAGCGTAGCCCGGATTCTAGTATCTGTGCAGATGAGGTCGAATGAGCTAGTATCTCAGCTAGGGCCAGATGATTACTCTGAGCTAGAGGACAATCTCCGGACTACTCTTTCTGGCCTAGGTTCTATTATTCTTTCGGTACACAAACAGCGAAATCTACAGAGCCTCCCAGAAAGCCTTGTATGATTGCCCTACCTCTTCCGGAAAAGACTCTTAGCCCCTCGTGGAGGTGCAACAGAGTTAGACTAGCTGCTATGTCCGGCAGCGTAGGCCCCGATATGGGCCCGGAAGAGGTAGACTTCTACAACTTTATTACTGGAGAATCAGCACATAGTGACTCCGTATCCGCGGCCTACACCTTGTACACCCTGCCCTCGTGTAGGGCTGTACTGTGTTCCATGCTACTAGCTGACGCCCCGGTGCACTATATAGCTGAAGCAGTAGAGGACACCGAAGAGACGGTCATGGCTTTCTCCCGGTTGTTCTTTGACTGCTCTGTCTTCCGTAACAGGCTACTTAAACTGGCCTACGTTAGGCAGCTTCCGGCCTCCAGCCGGGATGAGATCCTCTACAAGGAGCTATGCAGTTGGGCTATGTCCCTGGGCCCGGATTACATAATCTGGAAGATGAGCCTGAAGCAGGTTGCAAGCATACTAGACAGTGAGAAGAGTTTAGAGGCTATAGCTGAAGATGCCTATTGGCGCAGTAGGGAGCATAGAATGTTTGCTCCAGATTCCAACAATACATCCCAGGCTCGCGCCTGGATACCCACGGTCATTAAGTCTATTGAAGACAAACGTAAGCGAGCGCTAGCTCAAGCAGATGACACTAAGGAAATACGCATTAAACTTATACAGAAGTCAGAGACTACTTCGCTAGAAGATGCTGACTGTGAAATAGTGGGGTAAGCATGGCCGCAGTATCCAGGTATGACCTTGAAAAGATGGCTTTCAGCCTAGTAGACATGTTTATGGGGGGTAGCCCCCTTGAGGATTCAATCCTTAACATGGCTAAGGACCGCTCCCTAAACGCAGAGCAGATCAGGCGCTTAGTGGAGATGGCTAACACCTCTACTTTCCTCCGCTTGTTTAAAGACGCTCCAAGCGAAGATCGGGTAGTCAAGTTCAAGGTTGCAGATCCTGAGGTAGTGATAAAGCGCTACTACTCTACTGGTCCAGGTACGAACTCGAAGTCGGTATCTATAACCATGACTATGGGTAAGCTACCTAGCTCGTCAGCGGATAAGAGCATCTTCTTTGATGACGTGGCTGACGAGACTAAAGGTACCTCAGAGCCGGAAGAAAAGGTTGCCAGCTTTGGTATGGAGCCGTTCTTCATGAAGCGCAGTGAATACCAGCTAGACCGATTTAGCCTCTTAAAGGCTAAGGACAGCCTCTTAGACAAAATAGCTGACTGTGATATACGGGCTAACGATATGGCTGATGAGCTAGCAGCCTCCTACAGAGGTATCTACTCCCGCCAAAAGCTAGCCAGCCTAGAGGCGGACTCTGTATCCAAGTGGGGTAATGAGGTGCTGCCTGCTATTCAGTTGGTTAGGTCCAAGCTCGGACACTCTAAGATCGCTAGAGAGCTGTCTCCAAAAGAACTACGGTACGCCGGAGAGCGGCACCTAGTGGAGTCTGTTACCCCAGATATGAAAAAACTCAGCTCCATCTCAGAGGTGTTTGAGGATTACAAAAACTTAGTGCAGGCTCTCAAGTCTGTAGAGGGGCGGCTGGCAGATGTCTAATTTTGAAGAAAAGCTAGCTGCTTGGGACTCTAAGGCTCCTCTGATGAAGAAGGAAGCTATCTCGCCTGGCGCTGCTGCTGTGGGAGCTTCCATGCTTGCTGGCAGCGGAGGCGGGGGCGTTATCGGAGGACTCAAGGGTTTAGGCCTTCTGAGCGTTGCTGTGCCCGCCGCTGGTGTAGCAGACACCACTTCTTATAGAGTAAATCGCTTTGTCAACTCGGGCTTGAGCGGGCTGTCCGCACGTATACGCGCAGACGAGATGTTTGCCAATAAGATGGTAGGCAGCCTAGCTAACCTAACAGCAGACATTGGTGAAGAGTTTAAGGACAAAGCTGTCGGAGCTATTCGTAAGCGAATAAACGCACCCAAGCACAGAGCTGTCTTGAAAGACTTACTTCGGAGTGATGAGGTAATATCTCAGGCGGACTCCACTCAAGTGGCTAACTTGTTTGACTCCATGACTAAAATAGCGCCTAATATGTCTAAGCACAAAGAGGCTGTACGCAGCTTTATGCGGCAGGGACTAGCTCACGAGGGGGGCATTGATCCCCTGACTTTCGGGCAGTTAGCTAGGGCGGAGGCCGCTCTAACTGGGCAAAGCTTTAAAGGATTAGACTAATGAACTACGATGATCTGATAGCAAGCATCCCCCAAGAGGTTAAGGACCTTAACTCCTCTGGTCAGCTACACAAGCTGGCAGCTAATAGGGCGGGCCTCGACGCTTCTGACTTTGGGGTGGACTCCGCTGTGGGGTATATTGCCAAAAAAGCTTTTCTACAGCGTAGAATCAACAAGCTCATCCAGAGTGGTATAGCTTGCACGGAAGAGGTGGTGAGTCGTGCGTGAAGTTATGGCCGCGTACCCTAGATTGCTAGGCTTGGCTAAGCAAGCAAGCTACCTGGGCGAGTTAGCTGCCCAAGCTCCACCTAGACGGGCCAGATTGCTCCTAGAAGAGAAAACAGCTGCGGATACGGAGTTGACTTACACCTTGCAGAAGCTAGGTGGTTCCGTGCTGGACGCCATAAAGTCTTCTAAGAATAGCGATATGCTAAAGCTACTTGCGGGAGGAGGAGCAGCCGGCTTAGGGATGGGCCTAGGCTTGGCCGTGCCCGCAGCAGTGGCCGCTGATCGTATGTCGGACAAAGCGGAGGAGGGTGTCAAGAAGTACATTACTCCAGCAGCTGCTGCGGTTGGGGCTTTGCTAGCGGGTAAGATGCTAGCTTCTGGATCGGAGTCTTCTGACTCTGAAAAGGTATCTAGCCTATGCGCAGCCTTAGAGCTAAACAGCAAGCTGAATAGGACTTCTAAGGGCGTAAAAACAGCTGAGAGTGCGGATTACCTCTATAGGGTAGCTGGCGTATCCGCGGCGCACGTGTCTGATTTAGTTCACGATCTGATTGGTTAAGGGTGAGGTATGGCCGGCTTTGATAAGATTATAGAGCTAGATGAGTACTTTAGATCCGGCCATACCCTAGAGCCAACCGCTCAGCTGCTGGACCTTAGTGGGTCTGGTCATCAGAAATTAGCATCTGAAGCAGCAGCATGGTCTTCGTCGATCCAGCCCCGGGATGATAGTACGTACATACTAGTCCTAGCTATGGGGGCCAGTGAGTTCTACGGACCTAACCGTAACGGTGATGCGTTCCGGGAGTCTGAGCTCAAGAAGACCTATAAGACTTTCGAGACCAACGCTAAGGTGTACAAGTCTCACGTTAACAAGGACCCAGCAAAGTCCTACGGTGATGTGGAGAAGGCCTTCTACAACGACGAGATGCATCGGGTAGAACTAATCCTGCGTATAGACAACGATAAAGCCCCGGACATAGTAGAGAAAATAAACTCTGGTAGACCTGTGGCAGTCAGCATGGGTTGCCGTATAAAATACGACGTGTGCTCTATCTGCGGCAACAAGGCACCCAGTAGGGCTAGCTACTGCAAGCACCTCAAGCACCAGCTAAACGACATCTACCCAGATGGTAGGATAGTTGCGGCGGACAACCCTAACCCTAACTTCTTTGACATCTCTGTGGTATGGCGCCCCGCCGATAAAACAGGGTACATGCTAAAGAAAGTAGCTAGTGAGAGGGAAGTCGGAGACTCCTCTGCACTCTTGGCGGAGAAAACCTCTGCGATGGAAGCCATTGCAGCTTACCTAAACAAAGCTGCAGATATCGATAAGCTAGTAACTGGCGTAGGGATTAAGGCTCCTCACGGGGAAGAGTCCCCGGAAGACTCCAGCATCTCCAGCTCTCAAGAATACTTAGCTTCTCAGTGGCTAAAGACAATAATGCCTAAGATTAGCAAGAAGCATAGAGAGATATCCCCCGAAGATATTAAATCTATGTCTTCAAAGCCGCTTGCTGAGACTCTCTCTACGCTTAGCGATATGGGAGTATTCTTAGCCACCCCTGAGTTCATGGATCTAGTATTCAACAAGGTTACTGGCTCCCCTGCCCCAGCAGGATTAGCAGAGAAGTTAGTAGCTCTTCAGGGCGACATCTTTAAGCTGTTCTCTAAGTACCCCGAGATAACCTCAAGCGTTCTGGAGTCTGGCGTTACCCCTTCGGGCATGGAAGATCCAGACCCCGAAGTGGAAGAGAAAGTATCTGGGTATCTACCCTACAGGTCCATGAAGCAGGAGTGGGTGAGTGCGCATCTCGAGTCCACTACTACTAAAACTGCCGCATATAGGGTGGCGCGCCCAAGTAGCTGTAGCCCTGAGATGGTTAAGATCGCGGTGCAGGCCTACACTGCCTATGTTGCCCATATTCAAGACCTTTCGGAGAACGCGGGCCACAGTAAGCTAGCGGCGTTGACTGCCCCAGATTCTGACGGCTATCATCGCAGACCCCACATGCCCTGGGCTCCCGCTACATTCTCTGCTATGAACCACAATATCTGTGGGGGCGGGTACAAATACGCGAATGAGCGTAGTATACTTAAGAGCCTAAGGGATAAGCATGATAGGATCCCCCCTCAGCTTGCGGTGTCCGCAGTAACTCAGTTGCTAATCTCTCGTTAGAATTAACCACCTTTAACTAGACAAGTTTTGAGGAGTAAATTATGGATCTCGCAGATGTCCTAAACTCACTTTCCGATACCCCTGCTACCGAGAAAGTAGCGGTGGACAACAGCAACGATCTTAGCGCAGCTCTTGATGCAGCTCTAGCTGAGCAGTCGGAGCTCACTAAGGTTGCTAGCCATGAGCCTTCGACCCCTACTCAGGATCTCACCAAGATTGCTGAGCAGCTCGCTAACGCTGAGCAAGAGGCCCTCCTCAAAGAGGCAGAGCTCTATGGTGCTGCTGTATGTGACGGCTTTATCAGTCGCATGGGCGACTACGAAGGCCAAGGCGTTAAGGTTGCGTCTTTTGGTGCTGAAGGCGGATTTGATAAGTTCGCTTCTGAGAATCCTGAGCTCGTTAAGCAAGCTATGGAGCTTGGCTATCGTGAGACCAAGGATAACCTAGAGAAGATTGCTAGCGCTGCAGTCGAGCAGGGTTACTCAGAGACGATGGAGCATATCAAAGTAGCTGCTGAGAAATACGCAGAGGCCGGCTACAACGATGCTTTAAAAGTTCTCTCTAGCCTGCAAGGGTAAATAGAAATGTCTCCCGAGTCTCAACACTACCTTAAGCTATTCGAGAAAGAAGCCTCTGCTCTGGGTAAAGGCACAGTGGATGCTGTGTCCTATGTTGCAGACTCGGTGCTAATTTCTAGGCAGCCTAGGGTTAAAGTAGCTAGGGTCTCTCCAGCAGTTGCTCTGCTAGCTGGTGCAGTACCTGCCTATTACATGGGTAGGAGCACTGGCGCAGAGGAAGCAAAAGAGAATACCCGTATGCCTTATATGCTCACTGGAGCGGCTGCGGGCCTAGCCCTTCCTAAGCTACTAGGCGCTCTAACTTCAGGCATATCTGGAGGTGGATCTACCTCCGGCTTTAGTGCAGCAGACGTTGATGCCCTCAGGGAACTCACTCCACTACTCACAGGGGAGGATTGATAAATGTCTGAGTTTTCAACAACTCTGGATAGCATCCTAGAGCAAGCCCGATCTGGTGAGCTAGAGAAGCAAGCTGCAGCTGCAGAGGCCGCTAGGCCGAAGCGTGAAGTTGTCGGTGGCGATGCTCAAGCTCTCGTTAAGATAGCTTCTATGGTTCGCGAAGTATCGTCTGAGCCTACCTACGAAGATATCCACAAGTTTATAAGGAGCTGCTAGCATGAGGTCTGAGGATCTGAAGAAGTTAGCTTCTGCTCTCCGTGAGCACGCGGCTAAGGCTGACCAAGAGAAGCTCCAAAAAACTGCTAGTTTGGTTGTTGCTGCGACCGGTCTAGAATTACTTAGACGTAAGATTAAGGGTTAAGCAATGAGCACCACTAGCTTTTTATTAAAAGTAGCTGACGTACTCGATGCTGTTGCAGACGAAAAGAGCTCGCTCAGCACTGAGCTAACTCAGATTAAGGAAGCAAAGCGTCGTGAGACCATTACACCTATGGTCGATAAGATCAGCTTTGTAACCGGTGAGGACTCTGAAGAGGTCGCTAAGAAACTAGCTAGCGTTGATGATAACGTGCTAGACCTCCTCAAAGGCATCACTGGGCTTGAAGGGGGAACCATCGGCGGCTCCAACACTAAGGTTGCGAGCGTAGAGATGGGTTCTTCTGCACGGTCTGCTAAGGCTGACCGAGACTTCGCTAATTGGATTCTATCTTAATAGTTATACGTAGAGGAGAAGTACGATGGCTGTACTAAGTAATAAGTTTGATATCCTTCGCGGGTGGCCTAACGCTAGCGCTGTTGCAGAGGATTTTATTATCCCAGGCAAGGCTAGTCTCGGAACTCACAAGTTCTTGCAGGGGCAGTGGGTGTCTCTAGATGCCTCTGTCGTTGACGGAACCATGGCTGCCAAGACAGTTTTGAACACCGTTAATAGCGGTGTGAGCGAGAAGTGCTACCTCATCATTGAGGGCCGCGACGACTACTCGGCTCAGTTTGCTAACCGGGTTACCTGCTTAGTTGGTGGTGGCTACATGGTCCGCCTCCCCGAGACTGGTAAAGACAGCGATAATCAGGATTATCAGATCCTCAGCACTGCGGCTAGCAACTTTGCTCCCGGTCAGGCTGTCAAGGTTGTAGAGGGTGTCCTTAATCCTGTAGCAGATATCGATGTTGACGCTCCCGGTAATGAGGTGGCCGAGATGAATGCCCGCGCTCTTATCGTAGGCCACGTCATGGCAGTCAATACCGCGGACAACACCATCGACATCTTCGTCAGCTAATAGATTGCACTAAGGAGAATAGATATGAATACAGAGCGCGAGCGCCTTAGTGCGCAGTTCATCAATCAGTCGTTTGTACGTAAGCTAGATGAGGGTCGAGTAAAGGAGGCTGCTGATGAGGGTAGTCGCTTTATTCGTAGCAAGCTCCGCCAGGAGTCCTTTGCTCGCGAGATCCTAGAGCCAGTCGAGCTTAGCGCAGACGAGATCGATCGCGATGAGCACACCGACCAGCCCAAGAAGATCATCGAGAAGGAGCCCGATTCGACGGCTACTTTCGTAACCTTCAAGGGCAGCGGGCAGCGTACCTTCTTCCGTGGGCCGCGCTACAGCGTCTTCTTCGGTAAGGTTGAGTCTCAGCACTTCATGAAGAGCAAGTTTGAGCTCCTCACCTACCAGAACGACATCCGTAAGATCCTCACCGACAACTCTGTCAAAGACATGGCAGACGTTGAGGACCGCAAGTTCATCGAGACTATCGATGTTGCTCTCGGTGAGTCTGCGCCTGCGGTAGCGGGTAACGTACTGAGTGTAGCAATTAACGGTATCACTCGTACTAGAACTCACCTAGCTGCAGGACACAATGGTCAGTTTACCGGTAGCGACTTACTGAATGGTAACGAGTTTTTTGCGGACACTGATGGTGCTGGTACTCAGCAAGCACCCCTCAGCAAGGAACTCATCGCTCAGATGTTCCAGGCCATGAGCGCTAAGAAGCTCCCCATTGGTAAGATGCTCATGAGCAAGACTACTTTCATGGAGGCGCTCAAGTTCGACTACACTGATGTTGGTAACGACATCGTTAGCCGACACTACGATCGTGGTCTCGAGGGGGAGGATAAGCTCTTCGGTGTCCCAGTCATTACTACCATCAAGAATGACATCGTTAAGGACAACGAGATCTACCTCTTCGCTCCACAGAATTACCTCGGTAACTTCTTCCTCCTTCAGGACGCAACTCTCTTCATCAAGCAAGAGGCGGACATGATCGAGTTCTGGAGCTACAGCAGCCCAGGTATTGGTATCGGTAACACCAAGGGTGTTATTAAGCTCAGTGGATTCAAGAGCGTCAACTCCTAATACCTAGTATATATCTGCCTTTGGCAGGGCATATGAGCCTCGTATACTTATTCGAGTATACGGGGCTTTTTGCTTTACAGAGGTAGTTATGAGAATCCAGATTAAGAACGTTTCCGCAGGTGCAAGTTTCAAGCTTCCTGGGGGCGTACGAGTAAGAAAAGGCGGCACGATCAGCGTGCCCCAGAGCGTCCTTAGCAGGTCCTACGTAAGGTCTAACATCATCCGTGGTAGGCTTGTAATAGTGCGGGACGCCCTAGAGGACGAGACCACTGCTCCTGCACCGGTAGCTCCTCCAGAGCCTACTCCCGAGCCTGCTCCCGAGCTAGAGCCTGAGCCTGAGCCTGCCCCAGTACCTGAGCCTGCCCCAGAGCCTGCCCCAGAGCCAGAGAAAGAGGAAGCTCCTAAGCCACGTAGGCGTGGTCGAAGGAAAAAGACTGAAGAGGTATAAACATGGCTAAAATCCGGATCATACCTGAGCAGACAGGAAACCCCACCCAGGAAGACCTAGCTGTAATAAACGCGGAGGCTCAGGTGTTTCCGGAGCAGTCTCTGTGGGTAGTTAACGACGACGGGAGCCTATCTCCGAGTAGCCATATACCGGCTAGGTCGGGCTCCTGGATCACTAGGTTTAACCTTACAGACATTGATCAGCCTCCCTTGGTCAGCTGGTACCACTCGCCTGGTGAGCCTAATGACGTGGCTGTAGAATTGGAAGATAACGGGAGTAGGGCATACCTAAGGGTATCTAACATAGATGTTCAGCCCGCCCCGTTACTCCTGTACCCCGATATTTATTGGCATGCTAGTGGTTTAGACTTAACACCCAGGAGTAGCTGATGGCAACCCCTAATATAGTACCCCAGAGAGATGCGGAGGGCGCTCTAGGGCGCCATAACCTACGCTGGGCCAACATGGCTGCCCACGTGGTTAGCTCCCCGATTTTTAGGCTAGTAACTGACGTCAATGCTGCGGCAGAGGCGGGCAACTCAGTAGATATCTCGGTCCAGGCTGACGGTACTATCCAGTTAGGTGGTGTTGACGCGGCTACTGCAACAGATATTGCTGAGCTGCAGGGCCAGGTTAATCTGCTTGCGGGTGTCGATGTAGGCGATGACGCTAATGATACCCTAACTGAGGTTCTCAACCAGCTTGACGCTGACTTGAACACCTTTGCTGAAGTATCTCAGCGGGCATCGCGTATAGGTACTGCCGATATATCGGCTATCGGGGCGGACCTAAGTGCTGCGGTTCTAGCCCTGAAAACTTCTATAGATAACATACAGGCCGGGCAGGTTGATCTCTCCACTACTTCTATAGACGCCCTACAAGATGTGGTTGTCGCTAATATAGATGAGAACCACGTACTAAAATGGGATCCCACAGCAAGAAACGGGGACGGCGCGTTTGTTAACTCCGCAGTAGTGGGGGAGCAGGGTCCGGCCGGCGCTGACGGTGACAGCGCATACGAGGTAGCGGTAGCTAATGGCTTCGTGGGTAACGAGGCCGCCTGGCTTGCTAGCTTAGTGGGCGCGGAAGGTGCTGATGGCGCGGACGGAGCAGCTGGTGCTGACGGTGACAGTGCTTATGAGGTAGCGGTAGCTAATGGCTTCGTGGGTAACGAGGCCGCCTGGCTTGCTAGCTTAGTGGGCGCGGACGGTGCTGATGGCGCGCAGGGAGATGTGGGGCCCGCAGGTCCGGAAGGTCCCGCAGGCCCCCAGGGCCCCGCGGGTGCTGACGGAGCCCAAGGTGCAGTAGGTCCTGGAATTGTATTTCAGGGTAGCGTGGCTACCGAAGCAGATCTCCCCGCTAACGGTAACGCTCAAGGCGATGCCTACCTAGTACAGGCGGATGACTCCCTACACATCTTTGACGGTAACTCCTTCGTAGACGGGGGATCCATCCAGGGGCCCCAGGGTATCCAGGGTGCTGAGGGTCCAGCAGGGCCTCAGGGACAGATCGGAGCCCAAGGGCCTGCTGGAGCTGATGGCGACAGCGCATACGACGTAGCGGTAGCTAATGGCTTCGTGGGTAACGAGGCCGCCTGGCTTGCTAGCTTAGTGGGCGCGGACGGTGCTGATGGTGCTGATGGTGCTGCCGGAGCTGACGGGGCCGATGCTGATAACAACGCAATAGCTAATCTTTTGGCTGCGGATGAGGACTTCCAGGATGCGGTAGCGTCTTCGAGTGCTAGTGCCATAGGCGCTCCCCCGGCCCCGGACAACAGCTACGCTGACGGCCTCTTCTCCGATTGGACAGCCAATACCACCATAGGTACGGCGATGGACTCTATTAACGAGGTCCTAAAGGGCTTGGCTCCCAGTCCAGCACCCAGGCTAACAGATGCAGATATCGGTGCTAGCACTACAGGCACCACGGCCCTGCTGTCTATCGGCGCGGACACAAACATAAACGGTGATGTCTACTACGCGGTAGACTCCGATAACCTTGACCCCGCAAGTTCTCTAGCTGACGTCGGTAAGGGTAGTAGCTTCTCGGTCACTACTAGTGGAGGGCACCGAAGGCTAGGAGTGCTAAACGGCAGTACTGACGTATCGGGTAGGATTAACGACAGCGTAGCCGCAGACGGATCCAACTACCCCAACGATGCATTCGGCTATGCTGACCAAGGCACTCTAAAGCTGTATGTTAACGACAACGCAAACCCCGTTAACACCGCGGACCTCACCTCTAGTGCTAACGCCATAGATTCCAGGAATGCAGGCACGGGCTTTAACCTAAGTGCTTCTGACTCTGGTGCATTCTCTAACGGGGATGAGTTTGCTCTCTTCAAGCACCGTACTGGCACCTACCATGTAGCAGCTGCTTCCCAGCGAGAAGGTTGGAACTTCGCTAGGGTGGTGCACACCATAGGCGCTGTAGACTATACCTCTGAGTATGTAGAGTGGTTTGTAGACGCGGACGCCAACGCCCTAAGCGTATCCAGTTCCTCGCTGAACAACCTATCTATGGCAGGTTCGTCCTTCTTATCCGGGGTAGAGTACCACACAAGCGGTGGTGCTCAGTACTCCATCTCAGTGGCTAACGCATACCGAAATACCCACTCCGCGGGTAGTGTCACCTTTAACACTACTAACGTCAGTGTAGCGTCTCAGGCTATCCCAGCGATAGGCGCTGACGACTACACCAAAGCGCTAACCCTGAGTAATATAGCGGCTACTATCAACTCAACCTCCATACTCGACGGAGCCCTCTCTGTGAGTGCTAACGTGCCTCACCCAGTTAAGTCGGACTTAACAGCTGCGGGGGGACAGAGTATCAGCGGGATTCTCCTGTACAGCCTTGCTGATAACTCTACGGTGCTCAACGAGACCTTCCGTGGAGAGGATTACAGGCTAGACTCTGGGGCTTATGCTAACCAAGCTGCCGTAACGGGTGCCTCCTGGAACTCTCAGTCTAGCATAGCTGGGTCTGCAGATCTGTTAGTGCACGACCAAAAGCTTATGTACCCCACTCAAGGAGCTAACTCCGGTAACTTCTCTACCATAGCTAATGGCCCTGCAGGTAACGTAGACTACTCTTCGGAGGCAGGGGATAAAGAGTACTACAGGAAGTTCCAGAACAACTCGAACTCCTCTAAGACTACGTTTACCCTCAGTATCAATGGTAGTGGTAGCACTATTGTTCCTAGTGGTGGCTCCCTGTCTGCCACTAATATAAAGGTGTTCGTGAAGCTGCCCTCCACATCCAATTCTCAGTCCACAGGCTGGATGGATATAGCTTCGGCTTTCACTACAGGTAACACGGGTGACAATGATGGCGCCTTCAGTGGCAGCTTTAACAACACCCCCAGCGGGACTAACTCCAATACCATCACTTTTGGTTCGGTGTTCGCCGCGCATAACGATTACATTATGATTAAGGTGGTGGCTGGGCAGAGCTGGACCGGCTATCTCAGTAACATAGAGGTAGATTGGAGCTAAGGTATGAGTTTTTCTTCAGAAACTAAACAGAACATAGCTCTTAAAAAGCTGCTGAACAAGGCCCATACCAACAACAGCTTTGATGCAGCTAACGAGGCCAAGTCTAGTGGTGTCTCTATGAGCACCGCTACAATCTTTGGTGAAGCTATTCCCGGAGCCCCCAGCACCACAGCCCTGTATGATATCAGCGGGGCGGATAACACCGTAGAGTACGTCAGGTTAGTGGCTGTTCCCATCGCAGCTTCCCAGGTCAATGGGAAGTATCACGCGTTTGAGCTGCAGCTGCCTGCGGCGTACGAGGCTAGTAGCTCAAATACTAGCGCCGGTACCGGCAACTTCACTAATAATAAGTCCTTGAGCTCTACCAACGGAGGTCTACAGCTAGTTCCTGACCCCTTCAGTACCACCCCTGGCACCTACGAGGCTAAGGCCTACTATGGTGGGGATGCTACTACTAAAGCGTCCGGGACCCTTATTCCCTCCGGCGACACTAGGGACTGGTATATAGACTACTTCTCAGGGATACTGTTTCAGCAGGACCCCCCTGCCAGCTCCGATGATGATCCCGACTATGTAGAGGCGTTTGTTTACATCGGTGATATGGCAGATACCGCTTCTGGCGGTCAGCCAGTAATCACCGGTGCGGCGTCTACTATCGACACGGAAGATCTCACGGCTGACCGGGCAGTAATATCCAACGGGTCTGGTAAGATAGCTGTATCGGCAGTCACTAGCGCGGAGTTAGGCTATTTAAGTGGGGCCACCTCTGCTGTCCAGACTCAGCTAGACGGAAAGCAGGCTGCCATCACTGGTGCGGCTACCACCATCGATGATGCTGACCTCACCGCTAGCAGGGCTCTGGTATCGGATGGTAGCGGTAAAGTAGCTGTCTCTGATGTAACCAGCGATGAGATTGGCTACCTGGATGGCGTTACCTCTGCTATCCAGACTCAGCTAGATGGTAAGCAGGCTACCATCACTGGTGCGGCTACCACTGTAGTTAGCGATAACTTGGCTACCAGCCGAGCTCTGGTATCCGACGGTAGCGGTAAAGTAGCTGTCTCTGCTGTAACCAGTGATGAGGTTGGCTACCTGGACGGCGTTACCTCTGCTATCCAGACTCAGCTAGATGGTAAGCAGGCTACCATCACTGGTGCGGCTACTACGGTAGTGTCCAGCGATCTGGATGTTGATCGGGCCGTAGTATCTAATGGGTCAGGTAAGCTTGTGGCCTCTGCCGTAACCAGCGATGAGATCGGCTACCTAGATGGCGTCACCTCAGCTATCCAGACACAGCTAGACGGTAAGCAGGCTACCATCACCGGTGCGGCTACCACCATTTCAAACGCCAACTTGGAGGTTAGTCGGGCTCTGGTCTCTAACGCATCGGGTAAAGTTGTGGTTGCAGACGTAACC